CGCCTGCCGCCCTCTTGCTTGGTGGCATACTGCTAGGAGTTATATATCCTTTGATTGTTTCTTCTTCTATCTCTACCTTAGAACCAGTACCCTTCTCGTAATCTTTTATCTCTTGTTTCCATTCTTTGTCAGCATTTGGTTGACTAAGTTTTTCATAGTTTTGCAAGTATTCAACACAACTATTTAAAAGTTTTATTACATCAAAGTAATCTTTTTTACCCACAATACTTTTGGCGGCGTCTATTACTTCGTGATTCACTACTTCTAAGTCTTTTAATTTCTTAGGATCTATTTCCTGTGACTTACGCAATAGTCTAAATACTGCTTTTACATATTCTTCTTTAAAGGCATCTTCATCGTACCCTGCTTTCATTATTGTAGCATATCTGATTGTTGCCTTAAACACTTTATCAAACATCTCGTTGTAATCACTACCACCGGCAATTCTAAACTCTATCAGGTTGTTACCTGAATCTGTATCACTTTCACCTTTAAAATGTATTGAATTCATTTTACCACCGTCTATGCCTTTTGATAACATTTTCTCAAAATCTTTAAATGCCTTAGCATCTCCTCTCTTCATTCTCTCAGCATAATTTAATACACTTTGATATTGGCTTTTTGAGTAACTATTTCTAAGTCTACCAAACTCTGCTAATAAGTATTCATCACCTAACAGCAATGCCATTTTTAATTTGTTTGGTTCTTGTGCCTGATTGTTTTCTGTTTCACCCTGCCAACTCATTGTGATATGCAGTCCTGTTGAACGGTTTGTGCCAAAGTTTTTTGCACTCCAGTCAAATAGACTTTTCATTTCTTTGAGCATTGCTCTGGGACTGTCAAATACAGGTGATATCAATTCTGCACCAGTACCTTCATCTGCGTCAATACTGCTATCGTTTTCAACCGACCAACCTGTAGTAGTATTAGTATCTCCGTAATCTCCTGACTCCGGATAGTCTGGGAATTCACTGTTATCTTTAATCCATACCATTAATTCATCTGCAACATCTTCAATAGAGCCGCCGGCACTTCCATATTCATAACCATAATCATCGAGGAAACTGCTCATATAACTGTAGTTGTCATATATCCAATCGCTCATACTGTGGTCATCTCTTGCGGCATCTCTGGCGTCATCATCGAAGTCGTATTCATCTCTAACTGCACGGTCAAGCCATTCTAAATATTCGTCTTCGTATTCTTCTTCTACATATTCTCTAACCCAGTTCATATAGTCCCAACCATCTTCCTCACGGTTTTCGTATTCTTTGGGATCGTTTTCTTCGAATTCTTCTTTGTATCGTTCTATTGCTTCTGAACTTGGGCCATCGCCACTATCTATAAAGTCGTTTAACCATTCTTCATCTTCTTTGACTTCTTGGACTTTATCACTCACTAAGTCGTCCAAGTATTCGTCTTGCCCTTTGCTGTACAACCAATCTTCAAAGTCTTCGTATGCTTGGTCTGGTAAATCACCATATTCGTATTCTATATCATCTATGGACATTTCTTCTATGTCATTGCCTCCATCAGATACATTAAAGAAAAATGTTTCTGCTTCAAATCCACACTTGACTGGAGCATCTATGGCTTCTTTGCCTATTTCTTTTCTATTAAAATTAATTTCGAAAAGTTCTGCAGGCTGTTCTTTTAAATGTTTCTTAGCAAGTTTATTTGTGAGTTTTCGATATTTGTTTTTGATTGATGTTGCTTTTTTAAGTTTATATTCTAATGCTATGTCTTCTACTGTTAAATCCTTTGACTTAACAATTTCCTTTCTTTTGTTCGTGTGTTGTACAACAACATCTTTTTCTCCTGCTGTAGAAATTACATCAACTTGGCTACCTTTCTTGTCTATTGCTTTTACAGGTTCTTTTGCATTGTCTAGTGCTTTGCTAAAGTCAGTAGGCTTATTTGTACCTGATTTTAAATCATTGTATGATGTTCCGTAACCTTCTATAACTTTTTTAAATCTCATCGACGTCTAGCCTTATTCATACTTTGTACTCTTCTACTTGCTGGATTAATACGTTTTGTTCTTTGTGCCCTTCTCATCATTCTAGGACCCATTCTTCTTCTAGTCTTGTTAAGTGTAATTCTTTTTTTGATATCAGGTGGTGCACTACATTGGCTTGCTTTTGATACAAGCCTACCCTTGCGCCTTCCACTAGTGCAACGAACCTTTTTGACAACTGTGTTTCCTTTCCTTGCCCAAACAATTCTTGCTTCTTTTATTATATCTTCTACTATCATATTCCTCTTGTGAGTAATGCTACTACTATTGCAAGTAAGGTAGTAAATACTCCTCCCATAATACCTATAAGCCAATTCTCTACTTTATCGAATCGTTGCTTACTTTCTATTTTTAAGGATTTGACGTCTTGTATTAATTGGTCAATCCTTAACATATCTGTCAAAATCTGTGTCGTTAACGGATCATTCTTTACTAACTCTGAGGTTACAGTAACTTCGTTATCCGGTTCATTATCTTTTGTTGACATTTTGCACCTTTAAAATTTCTGTGTTTACGCCCTTACCCTGAGTTTTTATAACTCCTCCTGCGAGTACTGTTTTATCAAAAATTTCTGACAGCATCTCTTCGGAGTATAATCCTGTTAGGTCATACGCAAACTTTAATACCCATCCTGAACACTTAAACTTTTTAGATCCAAAGAAATCTAATTTGTTATCTTTAGCATTGATTGGCATTCCTATCATTACAGGTTGCCCTCTTAATCCTAACATCTGTATAATGCTTTCTAAATCTTTTCTAGACTTAGAACGAAAATTCTCAGATGGTCTAAGATTAAGTTTTGTATACAATGTAAAGAATTCTAAATTAGTATCTGGGTTTTCCAAATCATAATCAGTTAGTGTTGTATTCAAAACTGTATTCATAACAGTATTTATCTATTTGCGTTTCGATGTTGCAGTCAAAAGAAAACCGGGACTGGCCCGGTTCTCTAAATCTATAACTAGATTAAGTTTGTAATACAAACCCTGTTTCTGTTACTGCTGATGCCTCACAATTTGCTGTATCGGCTCCGACAGATCCGCCTAAGGCTCTAATATTCGCCTGTAAGTTTGTTGCTGTCCAGTCGCTGTTTGCTATTGCTACTGAGAAGTTTGAAGCATTTGCGTGATGATTAAATATCACTGCTGTTCCTCTTTGCTCAATAACTTGTCTAACTTCTTCTAAAGAGTTAGCATTAGCACCGTTATAACCTGCAACTAATGTATCGGCGTTTTCAACTAAAAAGAATGATAAAACACCGTCTAGACTTTGAAAGTCAGTAGTGCTACCACCTGCTCTTACTTGTGCCATTTTATTTCTCCTAATCAATGAGCATTCTACTGCTCTATATACTTATTTATCTTTAGTCATAAAAAAAAGGAGACCGAAGCCTCCCTTTAAATTTTATAAAAACTAGTTCTTATAGGTCGAAAGCCGCTACTGTTACTGCTGACATTGTGATGCCATCTGTATCAGTAAGTGCTTGTACAACGTCTTCTAAGTGAGCCGCTAGGGTTTCACTGTTAGATCCGTCATAAGTATCAGTACCGTGTGTACCTTCAAAAAGAACTTTCATTCCTTGTCCAGTTCCACCTGTATTATCTACCGCGCCTATAGCCACTGGTGTTAGACCTTCATTCATAATTGCTTTAATTATAACGTCAACCCCACCGTCAGCGGCAAGTTTTGCTGTAGCATCAACACCGAAGTCTAACTGAATACCTGCTAAAGGTAAACCGTTGTAATGACCTGGCTTAACTACACTACCTGTTGCTTTTGATTGTGCCATTTTATTTCTCCAATAAATGTTTGTTACAAGTATTTATACTTTCTAAGGATTTTTTCGGGGGTTATTTGTAAGATTTTATCTTTGGTATTGAGGTCTATTCTTTAACGAGTTTTTGCTATAGTCTTTAATACCTCTAGAAATTGCTCCTACTCCTGGTATCTTTCCTGCATCTCTCATTACTGCATTTGCTAAATCTTTACCAGCCGCCGCACCACCGGCAACTGATCCAGTGGACATAGCAGAGCCTATGCCTTGTATTGCTTTACCAGTATCGGTATCTCCTATAACATCGCCTATTGTTCTATCTCTATAGTAACGTGGATCTCTTAATGTTCTACCATCAGAACCACGCCTAAACCCACCATCAGATGTGTTGCCTTGACCTGTGATGTTTTGCATTCTTCTATCTGTTTCAGCCTGAGCCTTTTTGGTAATATCTTTAAGGTCTTGTTTTAACTCGCTCCAAGTTGAATCTTGGTTAAGTTGAGTAACAATATCTGTTCCTCTCATACTTTTTGTGTCTAAATCAATACCTTTTGATCTTAATATCATACCTGTTCTTTCTTGGGCAAGACCTACCACTGTGGGTTCATCCGCAGTTGGATCCTGCGTTCTTACTATTTGATATTGTTGAGTAAACAGTCTTTGATATTCAGGGTATTGGTTGAATAACTGAAAAATATCCCTTATTGCTTCTGCTTCTTTTAAAATCTGCTCTATTAACATAACTATATTTATCTATTTTTTATTTCTTCCCAATGCCCAGTATGTACCTATTGCCGCTAAACTACCGGCAGTTTTAGGTTTAATTCTTCCTTTTGTTACTTTTGGTAGAACTTTTGCCGCGGCATACCCTGCCACACCTGCGGCGGCTAATTTTTTAAACGTGCTTCTTTTTTCTGGATTAGTAAGTTCTGTTTCATCAGCACCAGGTATAATAAACTTCTTCTGTTTGGCTAAAGTCATTAATGGCGTATATATCTCTCCGCCTAATCCTCTTGCTCTAACGGCGTGTAATAATCTAGTTACCGCCAATTGCTTTTGTCTGTATTTTACTTTGTTAAAGTCTTGTACAATTCTGCGTACTGCTTTGTATGAACTGTCTACTATCAATTGATTCTCTAATCTCACAAAGTAAGTTCTAGCAAAATCATCTAATCCCATAGCACCTCTAGATAGTTTTCTCATAAAGTCCATAAACATTCTATCATTAAAAAGTATTCTATCCTTCATATTTGAAGAATCTTTTATAGAGTTTTTTGAATGTTTTAAGGCGTGTACTAGCATATACAAGTCATTGTTATTACTTCTAGCCTGTCTAAAGTTGTTAAACTTTATAGTGTCTTTGGCATATTGCCTAGCAAAGTTCTTGTACGAATCTGTTTGACTCATCATATATAATGTAATTGTGTACAAATAAATCAAGTCTTTAATATCTTTGAAGTCAAAACTTTTGAAGTTCCTTGTACGTCTATACAATCTACTTTCATTTAGTTCATCTATAAATTTATACTGGTTTGATTCTATAACAGAACTTTGTTGTGCCTGTACAGGAAAATATGCTGGTAAGTGTGTTTTACCCATTTCTCTTGCTTTTTCTAGCCTGTGATTGCCGTCTATAACACTTCTTTTATTTGGTGCAATCACAATAGGCTCAGATAAATCTGCTTGGTCAATATCATTAGTATCTATAATTCTGTTGTAAGGATCTTCGCCACCTAATCCAGACAAAGGATATTCGTTGATTAACTTCCAATTATTATTTCGTATGTCATTAATCATCTCTGGAATGTGTATTCCATCATCCCAATCGTGAAGTTTATTCATCAATTCAAGCATTTCAGGGCCGGTCATTGTAAGTGGATAACTACTCATAACAGTATTTATCAGATATCAAATTTAATTTCTGGTACTAGTACTGTTTGCTCTGGACGATATGTGTTAAGATCCACATTGAATGCTATGGTTAATCTATCTTTATTAGTCGGTGGTACCCAATGCCATAAATCAGATTCAAATAAAACCAAGTCTCCATCTCTAACTGCTGGAGCATACACATTGTTTTGAAATGCCTTGTTTGGTGTAACTGGGTTGCGTTCTGTTAAAAATACTGTATTGTCTTTGTAGCAGTTCCGTACATATATTATACCTGATAGCCAACTACCTGGATGATTGTGAGGTGTATTAAAACTGCCGTCATTAAAATCGTTTGACCAAATTGTATTGATACGATATGCTGGCTTTTCCGGTGTATAGAACTCACACACATTGTCTATGTAGGCATATAATTTCTTTTTAATGTTGTTGGGCCACTTGTTTGGTAAGTCTAAATTTGCTTGTTTACCGTTGTGCAAGGAGACTTTTCTTTCGGTGTTGTCTTGCGATGCCAAAGTTTCAAAAAAATCTAATTCTTCATTTAAAAATGCAGAATCTTGATGAAAATACCATTTAGGGAATACCGGAGTTGCTTTCATAATGTTATTTAAGTGTAATTACTTTTGGAAGTTGAGATTACTGAAGTCTAATCTATCTACCAGTTTGATTGCATTGCCTATTTTATCAACAGCAACAAACCCTTCTTCGCCTACTACTTCGAAACTGCCGTCTTCTGTTCTAGTAAAAGTATCCATTACTCTTAACCTAGTTAGTTTGTTTCTTAATAGTTCTTTTGCTTTGATAAGTTGTAAGTAAAGTTGATATGTGGTCATAATATCCTGAATATTATCTCTCAAAAATCTCACGCCTTCGACTTCTTTTTGAATCCATTTTTCTTTTGTAGCAGGATTTGAAACACTATCCTCTGCGTCTTTCATTTTCTTTGTAAATCTTTGTACAAAAGTTTTAGCCATTTGTTGCGGATCCTGTGTGAACCCTGTTCCTGCTATAACACCTGCATTGATGGCTGACATCATTTCTTGCTTCAATTTAAATCTACTGAATCCACCTTCGGACATTTCTAAGAAGTCAAACACTTTTTTATCTATGCTGTTAAACAAGTTTTCTGATTGAGCAATAGTAAGTTCTAAGTCTTTTGATTCTTTTGCCGTTAAGTTTACCATACCACTAACATCTTTTATAGTGGCATCTCTAAACCATACATTAGGTGTTTTTGTTAAACTGTCTGCATTAAAACCAAACTTGGCATCCATATCTTCTAATGTAGCACCTTTATATTCTGTGTGAAATACTATGCCTATTTTTGCACTCAGTATTTCATTTGCTAAATCACTTTGCTTGGGTACAGCATATATCAGTGTGTTTGGTTTAAAAATAATAAAGTCTTCACCTTTGATGTTTGCTTCTGATATATCTTTGTCAGTAAAAATTAAATCACCTTGTAACACACCTTGTATGTTTAAGTCTTGTAGATGTGTAAAAGCATATCTAAGTTTTTCTCTTAACCCTTCTTTGCTGATGTTTTCGCCTTTTTGCATTACATCTGCGTGATACTCTTCTATGTCTGATAGACTTTTATTAAGTTTAGGGTTTTTGTTAAACACACCTTTGGTACCAACAAAGAATTTACCGTCTGCTGGATCCGTGCCTACAAAGACTGCAGGACTACCATCCCATTTGGTTGTGATATTCATTCCTGATGCGGAACTTCCTTTGAGCATATTGTACAAAGAATTTAGATAGTTGATACTGTCTTTTGCTCCTTGGTATCCTTCTTTGTAAATTAAATCTTCTAAGTGAGTTAAATGTGTATTCTTGCCTTCTAGTAAAAGATGTTCGAATACAAGTGTTCTAACCACTTTCTTTTTTATTTCTGTGAGTTTCATTATTTGTCGAAGTAATCAGATTTTGTAGAACCTGGATCATTTGGTTTTGCTTTACCTTTGCCTATTTTAAGTTGCTTTTTTATTAAATCTGGGACTAGATTTCCTTTATTCTTCCACAATCTTTTGAGAAGAGTTTGTACATTTTGAGTACCTTTAAATATGTTCTTGTCACCGTGATCTATTATCTTTAACCCATATAGTCTTTCTACTGCTCTAGCATATAGTAAATCGTTTTGTGAAGGATACCACAATTCGTCTTGTTCGTCTTGCACATACAATACTCCGTCTCGCGATATTACTGCAAAGAATCTTTTATTTACGGATTTATCACTGTTAGGTTCATTCCCTGGTTCTTTTTCACTTAGTCCTACTTTTCCTGGAGTAGGATAAACTCCTCCATACATATCTTTCCAAACTTTCTTGGTTTCATCTGTGAATTGGTTCCAATTAATTCCATCACCTTTTGCTACCTTTGAAGGTTCTCCTTTTTCTCCGCTTGAAGGATCTGCTGGTCTTGGAACAACTTTCCCATCATTTGCAAACTCTGGATTTACAATTTGTACAGTTTTTGGATTTAAATCAGGTAGATCTGGTAAATCTGTTCTAATAACTTCGACTTCATTAATAACTTCAGTTTGTCTGAATACTTTTCTCAATACACTTTCATTGTAATTTTTTTCTGCTTTTTTTGTTTTAAGTTTTGCTTTAGGTTTTGCTTTTTTGGGATCTATTTCTTGTTTTCTTAAATCAGATACTTTTCTTCGTTTATTTACCTTCTTTCTAAACTCTGCACTAGCAATTTCTTTTGCTAAATCTCTTGCTTTTTTGGGATCTGTAACTTGCAAGAAATCTGGAATGTTATCTTGGGTCTTCATCGGTGTCTCCCACTCAGCAGGTACTACTACTTTTTCGGGTGGTTCTATTGTTAAAAACATTAAGTCAGGGTCTACGTCTGATGCCTTACTACCAAATTCAGGCATATAAGGTTTATTAGGATAACCTAAACCTGCTAATCTTATTTTAATTTGTTTGACCATACTTACCGATGCTGGTATTCTTGGTACATTAATAGTGTCGTTGATATCATCGTTTGGATTATAGTTGGTTAACCATTTACTTTCGTCCATAAAACTTGGGTTATCGCTCATCAAAAGTTTGTAATATGGTTTATAAAATTTGTGTAACTTTTTATAATATTCTGTTGTTTTTGATTTATAGTCACTGCTCAATCCTGTTAAACCTGGCAAAGTATCTTGTCCGGGTGTTAAGCCTTTTGTAGAAGTGTTTTTTGGTAGTGAGTCTGCACCTGTGAATTTAATACCTTCTATATTCTCATCGTCTATAAGTTTTACATCTTTATCTCTAAAAGAGTCTACAAACCCATATACGGTATGTGCTTGGTCATCGAAATAATTTTTCAGTATTTGTCTATTCTTTGTTGCTCCAAACTTATCATAGTTTGATTGTAGCATTTTACTAGATACATCTTGCATAGAACCTATGCCGCTGAATGAATCAAACTTGCCTGGTGTTTTAAAAAGTATTAGTGTCTTGTCTAAATCTTTAATATCATTAGAATTAAGTTTTCTACTTTTAAATTGTTTGTTCTTTAATGCTTGAGGATTATTTGACGTGTTTTTAGTATCTATTTTTTTAGGAGAACCATCAGGGTTATGTGTTCTGCCATATTTGTAATCCCATTCTGCTTGGGTTAGATAATCTGTAGGTGATTTTGAAAAAGTAACTGGTCTATCGCCAAATTTATCTTTTGCTCGTTTGTTTGCGGCTTTTCTTTCTTGTCCTTCTGGTCCAAAATATCTAGGATCTGCTTGTGGATCAACTTTTTTAGGATTCTTAGGATCTACTATACCATACTTAATTAATTCTTGTTGAGTCATTGTGGGTTCATTAGATTCTGGATGGGGCAAACCCAGTTGCCAATTTGGAAAGTTTTGTACCAATTTAGCAATCGTATCGGATTGCACATCGAAGCCACCAACCTCTGTGAGATTCTTATCATCTAGAGTTGTTACTAACTCATTTATCTTCATTTTTAGACTCTTTGATTCTTTGGAAACCTCTAGCAAGTTTGATAGGGTTTCTACCTTTTATGCTGTTGATTAACCTTCTCTCCAAGTCTAATGCATCTTTTTCGTCAAAGTGTTCGTGTAATTGAGCAATTAAGTTAATTGCACTACTTACAATATGGTCGCCTCTGTTCTTGAGTACTTGATCCTTGTCTTTTTCTGCTACAATGCTGTTTAATTCTTGAAGTAAAGTTCTTTTCATTATTGTTTCCCTAATAGCAATATTTATCTTCTTTTAACTTTTCTTTTTAAGAAAATCTTTTAGCATTGATCCTTGAGCGATGATATCTCCTGATTCTTCAGTGTGATCCGAACTAATTTCATCTTTAATACTACTTGAACGTTTTAAAGAGTTAATTAAACTACCTGCAACCATTGTGTCTGTGTCTTCATCGCTTTCATCTAAATCTTCTATTCTCAATGTCTCTGGAACAAATTTTAAGTCTATCTTTGTTCCTACACCACTACTAGAACGTGTTTTCATAAACTGTAGTTGATATCTACCACGTTCTCTCATAGCATTGCTTGTAAAAATACCAATTACATTATCTGCTGTTTGTATTTTACTAATACCACCTGCAATATGATGGTGGTCAAATTCTATTTCTTCTACTGCACCTCTGTTTAACTGCGATGCTGTTACCATTAGCACATTCCATTCAACTGCTAAATTACGCAACTCTTCAGATACATACTTGTCTTTGATAAACAAGTCTCCTGGATTTACTCTACTACTAACTGGCATCATTAGATCCAAGTAATCAATAATAACTGCATCCACCTGCACACCGCTTTGAATCTCGTACTCTCTTAAAAATGCTTGTATGTCGTTTGCTGTAATACCATTAGTCAACTGCTTAACTCTAAGTTTACCTGCGCCTTTACCTTTTGTTCTAACTTTTAAATCAACATCATCGATGTTTTTCATAACTTCACTAGTACCATAACCGCTTATCATACTGTCTAATCTCATACTACATAATTGTTCACTTAACTCTAAACTTATGAGTACTGTGTTTAAACCGCTTTGGCTCCAATTGAGTGCTAAGTTTTGTAAGAATAAACTTTTACCTGCGCCAGAGCCGCCTGCAAAGAATGTGAGTTCGCCTCTATTCAATCCTCCATACAGTTTCCTGTCCATTGCCTGCCAGCCTGTACTAATTGCACCTGCTTGGTTTTTAATCCATTCTAAACGTTCTTTAGGATTGGCATAGTAATCTAACCCTAAGTCTTTTACTAAACCTATTTGACTTGCTTCTTTAATCTTTGTTTCGACTGTGCCATAGTCTTTGCTTTCTAATAAATCAGTACTGTCAAGTATTGCTTTTTCCAATGCCTTATGTCTACAGAATGTTTCAAATTCATCCATAAACCATTCCACGTGTCTAGAATTGAAATCTTCAACCTTTTCTAATTTGATGTTTGCAGATGCTTCTATTTGCTCAATAGTAGGCATACTGTTATATTCTTGAACGTGTTCTTTTATAAATGTAACAGCATTTCTAAATTGCCTATCGAACATATAAGGCTGTACAATACTGTTTACTCTTGCAATAATATCGTTATCCGATACCATAAAACGTAAAAACAGTTCTTGTGTTTCTTCGTTGTAATTCATATTCTTCATAACATTTTACTCTGTACTTCTATTTTAATTTTATTAGATACACTATGTTTAATTATGCTATCTAATGTCAAAAGTTTGCCATATTTGAGTACGGCATCGCCAACATCTTTACAATCTTTGTGCCAAGGAGGGAAACTTACTTCCCAACCAACATCTGCAACTGCTCTAATTAATTCTTTACCTGGAGCATCTCTGTCAGGGCAAAGTATTACTCTTTTCTTTAAAGAGTTTATTTGATTAACTTGTTGTTCGTTTATTGTATTACCCAAACAACTAATACCATTTATAAGCATTGCATCAAATACACCTTCCATCAACACAATAGTTTTAGTATCTGTAAATATATGATTATCTAATCCAAACACATAACCAGGCTGACTGTTCATCAAATACTTTGGCGTTTCTTTGTTAGGCGGATTTATATGTCTAGCAGTATACCCAACTAACTCTTCATTATATACAAAAGGCACAATTACTCTGTTCCTAAACTGTAACTGATTGCTGTAGTATAACTTATGCTTGTCTATTTGTCTATTTACTGCATACTCATAAACTGCTGTAGCATCAGGTGGACTTGTTTCATCTAGTTCCATCCAATGAGTTGGCATCTCTACCTTCTTAAACTTTTCAAATTTTATTTCAAAACTGTCTTCTATATCGTCAAATACATCTTTGTGTCTCATTAAGTTTAATACAACTTCTTTAACAACTTTATCTGTTGTACCTAATTTATTAGATAAGTCTCTAAACTTTTTACCTATTCTTGGAGTTGGTGCCCACCCGGTTGTATATCCACAATTAAAACAATTATAACTTATTTTTGCACCACTAGTTATAACACCTGCTCTGCCTCTTGTATCATTACACATAGGACAATCAAACGTATTCCACCCACTAGGTGTACGTTTAGTTCTAGCCGGCATATAATCTAATACTAGATTGTGTACCGATGTAACTAATTCAGATAATTCCATACTGTAATTATACTAGAAGTAAAAGAAAATGTCAAGTACTAGTTTCTAAGTAAAACTTGTTCTACTGTACCTGCGTTGGTGCTGTTTGGACTATATTGGAATCTTATACTATTGAAGTTACCTGTAAAGTTGTACGGCAAGGGGCCTGTCGCACTCGTAAGAGGTATTCTAAATATTTGTGTACCCAAAGGATCAATACCGAACCACATAGCATCGTCTGAAGATGCTACTAAATCATTGTTGCCTTGAACGTATATATTACCTGAGAAGTTAGTGCAATAAACAGCAAGTGTATGTTTTGCACCTCTAAAGTTCTTACGTGAGTTGCCTTGCAATGCACTACTCTGGAAAATATTTGCAGTATCGCCATCGTTAATATTGCTGACTTGTAACCAAGTATTTGCTGTTTGAGTAGCCGCTGGTACTTTTAAAGCATCATCTTTTACGATAACTGTTATACCTAACTTGTTGTTCTTGTCAGCATATATTGGAGTTTTTGAACCGTTAGAGTCAAGTTGGGAAACAACCAGTTTATAATTACCAACTGCTAAATCGTTCAAGTCATCTTCTGTTAAGGTTAGTTTTGCACTACCTTTATCTAGTTCTGATGTTAAAAACTTTGTTAAAACTCTTTCGCTATTTTCAAAACTAATTAACTCAGCCTGAAATTCGCTATTGTTAATATTCTGTAGTTTTCTATCTTTGTTTCTAACATCAAAGAAGTAATCATTGTCCATTCCTTGATATGCTATAATTTCTGTTCTATTCATAGATGAGTTTTCCAAATAGGAGAAACTATCTCCTATAACTATATTTATCGCAGAGTTGTTATATTTGTATAAAGTATAATTCGACATATTCTATTCCTGTACTACTATTTATTTAAAAAGCATAAATAAAAGCAATGCCTGATAGCAAACAAACATTTAATCAAAAAGAGATTGAAGAAAACTACCCTTTCCTTACCTGTATCAATTATGGTGACAATGATTACCTTGGTATAGTTACCAATCGAGATAAAACTTTTTTAAGTATGTTCGATATGGGTTTGATATCTACTCCTGATAAAACAAAGAAATTTGTAGAACTTGGTGAGAACTGGTGGTGGGAAAGTAATAGACAGATACCAATCGATGTATTTTTATTTCAAGAACTTATTCCGTTTAGATATGCTATACGGACTTTTGAAAACAAACACATAGAAGTAAAGTTTGGACCTGTTACAGAAATTAATAACTTGGTTAAGAAACGTATAAAAAGGCGTACAATAACTTTAGTAAAAAACGTTCCGTCTAAAGACTCTCAATAATTTTATTCAACTGCACCACAATACTTACAGCATAACTTAATGCGTGGCTTCTTTTAAAGAAGTAATCCTCTGTCTTCTCCCATACTTCTTTTTCTATTACTTCCCAAGTATGACCTACCAAATGTCTCTTACCAGGTCTAATCATTGCAAGTATCATTGCTAATTGCTCTATACTTTCGGGAGGATGTTTCTCTATGATAGCAAAATGATTACTGATATGTGCTAATTGTTCAACTATTTCTTTATGCTCAAACAAACTCCAATTAACTTCTGTCTCTAATAATTTATCTAGATGAGTTTCATTCTCAATACCATTATATATGCCATTATTGAGCAAATCTATTTTAAAGTAACCTCGTTCTTCTGCTTCATCATAAGGTATGGTTGAAATGTTTTGTATTGGATACTTTGGTATGTTTTGTAAATATACACCTGAGTTGTGTTTGGTTAAGTCACCATCTTTTTCCTGACTAGCATTTATGTACCTAGGCAACTTATCCAGCAATAAATCTCTATTTGCTAAATCAATATCTACATCAAAATCTAGTTTCATATATTTGCCTGCTCACTTATCTCTTGTACTGTTTGAACTTCTTCTGGATTCTTTCTAAATAAGTCTCTCCAAAATACAGGATCTGCTATATCTTTAATCATATCAATTTGTTCTTTATTAAATTTAGTCCAAAGTCCTTGTCCGCTTTCAGTTAAGAACATTAACCAAGGAGATATTTTTCCTGCTTTGATATGATATACTGCAAGTGGAGTTGTTACCTGTTTGAAGTAATTTTGTAAATCTGTGTTATGCTCTTTGCCCCATTCTGTCATTGTGAGTATTGTACGTTCAATTGCCTTAAGAGCAGGTTCTTTTTTAACATATTGATTTAGGTATTTTGTATATGTTGCATCAGATGTCCACAGTTTTAATTTTACACTATTCTTTATACAATATTCTGTATACTTCTCAGGATGTAGTAAATCTTCTTTTGCTATTTTTCTACCATACTTAACAAATGACATATAGTATTGGCTGTTTGCAAAATCTTCAAATGTTTTAGTTTTGGTAGCATTAGTGGATATTTCATAAAACATCTGGAATGCTCGAAGTCCTAATCTTACGTGACTTAAATCTTTTTCTGCAAACCGTTGTTTTTTAGGACACATATGAACTGCTAGTGTGCGTTCACTAGCGAAAGACTTACTACAAAACTTACACTTCATTTTAAAATTTCTTTAATATCTTTGTCATCATATCCATAACCAACTAAAAAGTCTTTTATCTCTTCTTTAGTTGATAATCCAATAAACAGTTCTAACTCATCTGTTTTAGTATTTGGAAATAGTTTTCCAAACTCTTCCATTATTTTATTTTTCTTTCTTTTAGATGTAGGAGCCTTTACATAAGGATGCCACATCTTTCTACCTGCACCTGCTAGGCATAAACATTTCCAAACTAATTCAGGATGTTTACTTGAACCGGCGGCACTCCAATTATGATTAACACAATCATTTACCATTGTGAGATAATGAGAATCATAAGGTTGTCCTTGTACAGAAGAAGCATACCTTTGCATCATCCAAAAGTTTATACCTTTCTTTTGGTCATCAGACAATCGAGTATAGTAATTCATATCTCTTTTATCTAGTGCCAGCATTACATCTGCAATCTTAGGTACTGCCATTGTTCCTCGTTTGGTCTTTACTTGCATCTAGTTTCTCAAAAGTTTTATCATACCAAGCATTGCTACAGTATGCATCACAGAATACATTCATTTGATCCGGAGTGTGATACTTAATGTCCATTACATTTAACAGTTTATCGCACTCTGCACATTTGAGGAATCTACTCACCTTCGAACTCCGTCAATGTCCTAACATCATATCCTGATTGTTTTATTATAGCACTTCCTCCCAAATTGGGCAAGTCTATTACTGCTAAAATTAAAATATTCTTTTTAGGTATCTTGAAATTTTCGTGTATTAAATCTGCACAGGTAATTGCTGTACCTCCTGTAGCAATTAAATCATCTATAATAATCACATTGCCTTTGATAGGTGATATCTTTTGTATATGTAATTCAGATGTTCCATATTCCAGTTCGTATTCTTTTCTGTATGTAGGATTAGGTAACTTACCTGGTTTCCTAGCAAGTATGAAAGGAATATTTTTACTTGATGCAATAGTTGAACCAAATATAAATCCTCTGCTTTCAATTCCTACAATACAGTCAGCAACTGTTAAATTACAAATATCTTCAAACTCTTTATTGACTAAAGTAAATGCTTCAGGTGTTTCCAACAAACTTGTTATATCTCTAAACTGAACTCCTTCAATAGGAAAGTCTGAGACTGTTCTAATATATTTGTTTAACTTAGTCATTAAAGATATCTACTTGTTCCCAAGGCATATCTTCTTTACCAAAGTGTCCATAGTTAGTAGTCTTAGTCAAGTCTAATTTAAACAAATCAAATTTTTCAATTATACCTTTTGGTGTTAAATCAATGTTATTCATAAAATAATCTGCAAACTCTTTCCTTACTTCACCATCTGCATACACATATATACTAGTTGGTTCTTTTACACCAATAGCATAACTTAATTGTACTGTGGCATTCTTTGCCTTGCCACTTGCTACAATATTCTTTGCTAAGTAACGTGCCATATAAGCCGCACTTCTGTCTACTTTGGTACAGTCTTTACCACTAAATGCTCCGCCACCGTGTGGTGCATAACCACCATAAGTATCTACAATAATTTTTCTGCCTGTTAATCCTGTGTCTCCATCTGGGCCACCAATTACAAATCTGCCTGTTGGATTAATTAACCATTCAGTTTTTAATAGGTGTACTTTGTCTTTAACAACGGGCAGTATAATGTCCATTACACGTTCTCTAACGTCTTCTATGCTTACTTCTTCACTGTGCTGAGTACTACATACCACCGTCTTAATATCAATTGGTACACCCACGCCGTCGTAGTTAAATGTAACCTGTGCTTTGCTGTCAGGCCCTAACCAATCTGCTCCATTGCGTCTAGCATTTTCTAATGCCTTTAGTATTTCGTGACTGTAATAAATTGCACTTGGCATATAGTTGGGTGTCTCATCACAGGCATAACCAAACATTAAGCCTTGGTCACCAGCACCGAAGTCGTCGGTACCCAAAGCAATATCAGGCGATTGTCCGTGTAGTTCATTGTAAACAGCCATCTTGGCCCAATGAAATCCATCTTGCTCATAGCCAATATCCTTAACAACGTTTCTCACAATATGTTCAATAACATCTTTATCAAACTTATCACTTTTGTATTCACCTGCTAGTGTGACCATATTTGTAGTAACTAAAGTTTCTACTGCCGCCCTGTGAGTAATCTTACCGTCGATAAGATATGTTGCTACTGCATCTGATATGTGGTCTGAAATTTTATCAGGGTGTCCACTACTAACACTTTCGCTTGTAAATTCGTACATTATAAATCTCCTTCTTTAACAAAGACTCCGTCAACCATTTTTCCTTTTCTGTCTTTGATGTCGTTATATGCTTGTTCCAAACAATCTTCGATACTGAGATTGTTTCGTTCAGCAATGTTAATTAATACTACAATCATATCACCTATATCATCTGCTACATCATTGCCTTTACAGATATTATCACTAAGTTCGCCCATTTCTTGAATAAGTTTTGCTAGTTGATCCTTATCTGTTGCACCATCGATTAGGTTCCTGTCGTGATGCCATTGTGTAATTTTGGATATGTATTCTTCTACCATTATAGTTTTCCTTCTTCTCTCATTTGTTCACGTATTTTTGTAGCACTGATATCGTGTATAGCATCGTCAAAAACTTCTTGCTCAATTTTATATCCAACATCTCTACCATACGTTATGTTTAGGAGGTTAGGTACAACCTCTATTTTTACTTTACCAGCAAAGTTACACAAACTCTGTTGTAAGTTTTCTATAACTTCATATGCTGGAAAAGGATTCTTTTCATCTGTTGGCATATCTCTAACCATCAAAAACACTTGTCCGTGTTTGGCTAATGCTCTATCAAACAATGCTTGATGTCCAGGATGCCAAGGTTGGAATCTGCCAAGCATCTGTGTAGTAGGTGCTTTGTTATCCCAAATAAATCGTTGTCCAATTTCATAAGCAATTATTTTAGCATCTACATCACCACGTTGTTCGTGTACATTGTAGTCTGTGGCATAAGGTCTTTCAAACACTTTGTTTGTATCTTCAAACCTACCTTCTTTAATAGTGTCAATAAACACTTCATAATCTGCATCAAACTCTATTCTTGCATTTCTAAAAGGACATACAAAGTCTGCTATTGCTATTTTGCCTTCTGCTTCTGCTTCAGCACATAAGTCTACCATTCTTTGTTTTTGTCTGAATCTACCTTCTTCAGAAAAGTCCCAGTCGTCTGCTTCTTCTCTAACTTTATCTGCGTTGAACCAAGCAACTTTATCGCCTAAGTATTCAACTAGTCGTTCTGCTAAATATGTTTTACCACTTCCTGGTAAACCAAATATTAAAACTCTCATCTATTCTCCATAAATTAATATTTTCACTGGGTAGTTTCTTCTCTCCAATCTTCTATGATGCCATCTTCTTCTAACTGTTCAAAAGTTTGAGCATTCACATCGTGCCACTTGTTATTTAAGTAACCTACAGTAGCATAATAACCTTTTCCGGTTGTGTCGTTCCAATCGTATTCTAATTCAACTTCTTTGCCGTCATACCATACACTTTCTATAAAAGAACCCATATCAGTTTCAACTTGTTGGGTCGCTAACAACCTAGCATCAAAAGGTTCATCTAACTCTAATTTAAAATCAAAAAACTGTCCTTTCTCTCCACTATGAAATGCTAACACAGGACTATAGTTTTCAGGATCTTCTACATCGCTGATATCTTCTGTCATATAACATTCCCTGCTACTGTAACAATAAACATTGTCAAAATCTATTTCTTCTGCATTATCGTAATCTTCTTCGCCATCTTCATTTATAGGATAAACACTTAGACCTGCATCTGCATAAGGTCCGTTGATGTGTTCTTTATCTTCATAATTAAACCAAGCACCAGGCTCAAACTCATCTGGGTCTTCTGTGGGTAAAGGCATTGCCTCTGGATCTTCTATCTCTTCAATTGTGCTAGGATCGATATCGTAGTCTGTTAGAAAATCAATTAAGTCTCCATCTCCATCTTCATCCACAATAGGTTTCCAATAATCTACAAAGGCTTTGGATACTGTGCCAACAACACACTCTCCGCCATATCTTCCACTTACTAAATGATAATTATATTTTTTATCTGCCATTTTATTCTCCTAAAATAAATCACTGATGTCTAACACATCATTAATCTTGTTAATATCTTTGCAAAATAATGCACACCTAGGAGTGTTTCCATTCTCTAGGGGCACCGTAATCATATGTCCGTGTTTTAACTTTGGAAAAAACCATTTTACATCTTGATAAATGTTAACCACGTCCACTTGTTTCACCGTTGGTGACTTATTCTCTAAAGGATTAAATACAGGTGTATGAAATCCTCTATTGTTTAAACTTGTTAAAGGTAGCATCTCAATTTCATTATACATATCATCATCGCAGATTGCTATGCTCCAATCAATTGGCATTTGAACTGTTCTGTCTCCTATTTTTAAAACCATTGCAGGAGAGTAAAAACTTTCTAAAAATATTAGTTGATGAAAATAGAAGTCCATCCATTCAGGATCTCCTGCGTCCATTATACAATATCTCAAATCCACATCTGAATCTGGCACGTTATCTAAATTATATGTTCTGTTTTCCACAGTCAATATGTTCATAAGTACTCCACTTTGGTAACTTTGAATGGATAGTTTGCTTCTTTGTAAAACTTTTTACGTTCTGTAAGATGCCTTTTACTATATTTCAAAGTACTTGTAATATCAAAAACTTGCAAATAGTCTTTGTCTTGTGCTTTACGAATACCTCTACCGATACTTTGTATAACACGAACAAAACTTTTGCCAGGTTCTAATAAGATTAAATTAAAAATTCTAGGTATATTAATACCTGTTGATGCAACACCATATGTTGCCACTATCACTTTGTTATCCATTTTGCTGACTTCTTTGTATTCTGTTTTTCTATCAGCACTTTTCATCTCGCCACTCACAAATACCCAATCAGGATTTTGTTCGATAAGCAGTTGTCCAGTTTTAATCCTGTCAACTAATATAAGTGTGTTGCCAGAACCAGATAAGTTTCCAACCATATCAGATAAAAAGTTTATCCTCTCCGGAGATGTCACTAACCATTTTAGTTCTTGTGCATAATTACTAAAGCCTACGTGGGTATCTATTAATTGTAATACACTTATATCCAAGTTAGCAAGTACTCCTTGCTCTTGTAAATCACTAGCACTGAGTTGATTAATAACACTACCTAATGTGCTAACAACTCCTGCAAATTCATATTCTTCTTTAGGTATAGTTCCTGTTAGTCCCCAACGAATAGGAACATTAGCAAACACTCCACCTAATAAGTTTCTTAATACATCTGCTTTTGCTTTGTGTACTTCATCGACCATTACACATACGACATCTTTCATAAACTCGTCTACTGGAATTGGTGCTTCATCATTCTTTGTTTTCTTTTCTAGTATTGCTAAACTTTGCCAAGTACATATAGTGTGAGTCTTGTCATATTCTTTTCTATCGCCATATAACACTCCTACATCTAACCCTAAGTTTTTGTAATCTTCTTCTGTTTGTGTTACTAAGTCTTTGTTAGGCACAATAACGATAGTTCTACCATATGCTTCACACTTATGACTTAATACTGCCGTTATAAGAGTTTTACCTGCTCCGGTGGCTACTTCTTGTAAGCCTTGCAAATTGTTTAAGAAACAATTTATAATTTCTACTTGGTAATCCCTTAAAATAACAGGCAGTCCTTCTGCAGTATGCCCTTTGGGCCAAGCAATATTATCATAGTCTGTATCTACTACAGGTGTAAATTCAAATTTGTATGGGTGTCTGTGGTCTTCTACTTCTATATTGTATCCTTCTTTCTCCACAATAGGTAAAAGTTTATCTAGTAAGTTAAGATAACTTCTGCCACCTATGTCGCAGAATCTCACACACCCGTCCCATCTTCCTAGTTTATATGCTGGCATATGATAAGCATAAGGTAAGAAAAACTTTAGTGCATCAGAAATCTTTCGACGTGTATGCACATCAAGGTCAGTGAATCTAACATTGACCTCGTCTTTAATTACTAATTTCGTTGTTCTTGCCATTGTATATTATTTTATGCTCGTTTGTTTTAAATGTCAACCTAAAAAAGAAAGTACCCCATAGTGGGGTACTTCCGTGGTCCTCTAGGAGGTTCAGTATGCGAGGACCAAACATACTAAGCCATTCTCTTCATACAGGTTGTTTCAGCCAATGCCTTCCAACCCTCAGGCTTCATTTTCTTGAGGTCAGCAATCTTGAGTACCATTCTCAAACTAACTTCTCTAAGTCTTGCACTCTTCTCTACCATAAAGTCTACAACTTCTTGATTACCTTCGCCTTCAAATTTGTATTCATCAAGCATACCATCTCTAACAATTTGTTTGATTCTTAGGAACTTGTCTGAGACTTTGTTCATTTCCAAATCAATGTAGTGACATCTTGACATAAGTGCTTCTAAGTGATCCTTAATCTTCTTAGAACGAACGTTTTCAAAATCAACGTTAGTAATAAAGATTGCTGATCCTTCAAAGTCAAACCTATCTGGAATACCTTCCCTTCTCAATGCGTGGGATTCTGACTTCCAACTTACAGTTCTTTTCTTGCCTGAGTCTAAAACTGCCTTTAACATATTTAGGCAAACTTCATCAAACAATACTGTATCACAGTCATCAAATATAATAACATCTCCTTTAGCAGAGTTGTTAAACAATGTTTGGTACAAACCAATTGGAGTCATTGAACCTTTACAGAATTCTGTTTTTGGTCCTTTGCCTTTCAGTTTGTTAAACATATCGTATTTGTCCATTTCAGTTTCAACACCAAAACTCTTACCAACACCTGGAGGGCCACTTAATATAAGTCCTCTCACAGTACCTTTGATAACTGCTCTAGTCATCTCAGTTAGTATATCGAATCTTGTTTTGATTCTGTCTAGTGCCTGTTCATCAGTTTCTTGCAGTTCTGCAGGAGTGCTTTTTTGCACTATTGCCTGTGCTTCAAACTCGTGTTCTGAAACTTTTTCAAAAGACGTAATGTCGTTGACAATAATTCTTGCACTTGGATACTTAGGTCCTAGTACTTTACTAGCATCAACTGTTAGAAACATTCCTTTCTTTCCAAAAGTAATGTCTTTGATTAATGGGAAAATGGCGTTCTTTATTGTGTTACCACGATATTTGCCAGATTTAATTTTAACGTAAGTTTGCATATAACCTCCTAAAGTATGTATGTTTTAACTTATATATACTATTATACGCCTATTTAGGCAAAAGTCAACCGACTATTTAAAAAAACTTTTAACGTTTATACCAAATAACTTCTTGTAATACTTGGCAATGCGTTCTTTAAATATAGGTTTTCTTTCTGGGTTATACTTCTTCTTGAGGGAAAGATAGTACTCTTCGCTGGATTCTATGTAAAGTTCTTCATTGGGTTCTAATTCATAACCGTTATATTCGCCACCGTTATCTCCGGAGGTTATTAGATATCCTCCGTGTTTGTATGTTATAACCATACAACCATTTTGAGCCAGTAACGAACTTGTACTTTCATACTGTTCTATTTCTGCAAAATCTTTCGCAATACGATTAATTTTATCAGTATACTGACTCATTACAGTTTATTTTGAATGAGGAGGTAGTTTCGCTTCAACAAACCACTCGTGCTTTCTTTTTGCAGGGTTATACTTTTTAAGTCGTAACTTTCTGTTTTCTACTGTGAGTGTTCTTGTTTTGACAGCCGTGTAATGATATGTATGGTGATCTCTAGTCTCACCTTCTGGTATCATATAAACTAACGTTCTTCTTTTATCTTTCTTTGCCATAGTTACTTATTTACCAATTATATTGCAAAGTAATTAATACTTCCCTACCACGGTTATCATACCCTGGTAGAACCTCTACAACATCGTCTAAAGCATTGTTTACTTTAAATGTTAAGTTGTACTTACCCCAAGTCTTAGATGCACTTAAATCTAATCTATTTAAATCTTCTAAGTAATCTTCTCCTTCTGGTATTATGTCATACTGCCCTGGTGCTCTTTCTAAGTTTACTGCATACCTGCCTGCAACTGTAACACCATTGAACATTTGCTTGTATGTGATTGCTCCCATATACTTGGGCACTCTAGGTTGCTCTGTATCAGTATATGCTAACATTACACCAAACGGACCATAGTTATTAGCAAATCTAAAACCTTGTGTGGAGTATTCTCCGCCATTTTCATACGTGGCATTTGTAAAAATATCTTCTGTTACAGCAGGAGTTACAGTAACTTCTCCTGTGTCAGGATCTGTTGTGGTTACTTCTGGCGTAACTATTATTGTTGTGGTATAACTTGGTTGGTACTCAATTGTTTCTTCGAAATCATATTTGAATACACTTATTGCGCCAAACCCAATCTCATACCCTACGCCTTCTTCTGGCATTAAATCTTCATTACCATCAACCCAAGCATCACCAAACCTTTCATACAAGTTTGCTTTTCTAAAACTGTTTCCAATGTTAAAGAAGAACTCGCCTTTTGATAAACCAAATCTCATTGCATTTTGGTCATCGTTGCCAAATCTCAAACCAAAGTTGTAGTTTAAGGCGAACGAGGCATTAACATTTAAGTATCCTCCAAAGTTTTCATCTTCGTATTTGTTTTCAGTAGCACCCATAGAGTTTATACTTTCTGTATTGTAAATGTTTCTTTCACCATCTACACCAAATGCAACATTTAGTTTATTGGAAAGATCCAAATTATTACCAAATCTCACAAAGTCTCTATAACTTTCATTTGCATAAGTAGGATCTTCTACTGTAAAATATTCAGCACTGGTATAGTTTCTGCCTACTGTGATATAATCATTTCTAATTGCTACGTTATATCTTTCACCTAATTCTGTACATTCGTTGCTTTGACCCCAATTGTAATCATAACAGTTATCATAATCATATTCATAATCAACAAATTTAGCAATTACTTCAAAGTCCATTGCATCTATAATAATTTTTGCTGACTGTTGTTCATAAGTATCTTCTTCATCATTATCATTTCTTGCACTAGCAATAGTATCTTTGAATGATGCTACTTCTAAATTGTTTGATGATAGTTTTATAAATTGATTTTCTATTCCACTGTCTACAATATTTCTCATTGTCAATCCTCTAGTGATTGTGTCTTCAATAAGAACTGTTCCAGCCATTGCTCCAGAGCCATACATAACTCCGTTAGCACCACTAATAACTTTAATTTTTTCTCCTGATGCAATATCGTGTCCAAAATTATACCAAGAGCCGCCTGGTTCATTAGCAGGGATACCATTTCTAAATACTGCGGTATGAACTGTTTGAGCACCTCTTTCATTATAAAATGCTGAGCCGCCATACCCTCCAGCATTGTATGTGAATGCTGGCAAAATCGCTGTCAATATATTAGTATCAGTAGCAGGGTTTGTTTTAACTGTTCTTTCTTGTTGACCCACTACTACAACTTCTTCAATATCTGAAGCGAAAGCGAATGCTACCCATAATGGTAAGGTAACAATAATCGTAAATTTTATTATATGTTTGTGAAAAAAATCTTCCATTTTAATTCCTGTTTTTAATAGATAATATAGTGTTGGATGCTGGTAAAAAGTCTTTAAACAATTTATCAACATTCAACACCCGTTTTTTATTATTGTAAGACATCCATATCCACTTATCTAATTCATCTGTTGTTGAAAGCACCAAGCAATTTTCTAAGAGTGCTTTGTTAAACAGTTTTTCTAAATATGTATTTGCTACTAACAATAAATTATATTCTTTTGCAGAGTTAATAATATCTATTGCGTGGTCTTCGTTATCATACTTAATAATTTTTAAATTCAAATCAATTTGGTCTAGAGTGAAATCTATATCGTTTGGTAAAATTAAAACGTCCTTGTAATCAACATAGCCTTTTGTTTCTTCAAAAGTTTTTGCTAAATCAATTCCGTATTCGATTGCTTGTTGCAAATCTTGTACTTCAATATTAACCAACTGATATATCTTCCATTCCTGCTGTTCTTAACCTTACAATGTGACCAATTTGCCATTGCTTGGTATCTAAACCTTTCATTATGCCTAAGTATTTGTTTCTTAAAAGACTTATTTGGTTTACTAAACTTGTTAGTTGTACCACTTCATCTTCACCGTCAACAAACTTATCTGCATCTCTACTTGTTAATTGTCTATTATAATTTTCAAGGAACTTTCGGAAGACCTTACTTCTGGTCTTCCTAAGTTCAATGTTAAGGTGTTCGAGAATTGCTTCTATTTCCTGTAACTGGTTGAATCTGTGTTCAGTAATACCTGGTAGTGCCGCAGATAATCTTTCGACATTACCTTTTACTCCACATTCAAACTTGGCTTCTGCTAGTTCTTTCTCATAGTAATCAATACAGTTTACTATTTCTGCTAAACTATCATTTACCTTGTTATACCAACCTGCCATAGTCTAGTCCCATTCCTCGTCTTCTTCTTCCTCGTCAAGACCTAAGTCCTCACGATATAAAGCCAATGCCTCTTTTAAATGTTTATCACAATCTGTAAACATTTTAATTTCATCTGGATCGAGCATTCCATTTTCTTCAAATACTCTTACAAGATTTTCAGCGGCTTCGACTTTAAGTTTGGCATCTATGTTTATAGAAACACTATCCCAAACTTCACTCAGTAGTTGTAGATTGTCCATCTAAAGTCTCCTCATCAACATCATCAAAGTTATCTTCTAAAGGATGATAATCTCTGTTTGGGTTAGTTCCCCATTCATCCATTACCATTTGTAGTTTTTCAGCATCGTTCCATTGCTTTCTAAAATGCTTATGCTCTTCTCCTGTTACTGGACTTACATAAAGCAGTTTATTTCCTACTTTAGTAAATATTTCTTTGCTTTCAAAGATATCTACTAGTCCACTAATTGGTTCTAAGCCTGTGTCATATGGTATTTTCAATTGAACTTGTTCAAACGGTTTGCTGTAACGAGACTTCATTACTTTGCATTTCGCTCTAATACCTTTAACATCAGTAACTTTGTTGCCGTCTAAATCTTCTTTTAGTTTTAACTTTTGAAGTGCTACAACAATGCTACTTGCATATATAAAGCCTTGACCACCTGATATTTTATCATCTGGATCAAACATATCTTGTGATGCATAAGTGTGGTTAGTTGCCACAAGTGCTATCGGATAAGGTGCTAATTGGTTAACAGTATTTCTAATCAATGCTGTTAGAGCCTTAGGTTTTCTACCTAAGTCGCCTTTTAGGTCACCCTTATCAAATTGTGCTACATCAGTAGGTGTTAATAACATACCTAGACTATCTATTACAAATACAAGTTTAGGCATCTCTTCATATTCTAAGTCGCCATAGTTTGATTTGTAGTCTTTCAAAAAATCACCAAGTGTCTTAGCAACGTCATCAATCATAGACACACTAATTCTTAATAATTTTTCAGGTGATGTATCAACATCTAATGCTTTTAACCAGTCCTCATCTAGAGCATTCTCGGAATCAAATAAAACTACTTGACACCCCATCTTTTGTGCTTGGTGAACCAAACTTCCGGAGCATAAGAAACTTTTACCTGAGCCGGACTCTCCAGCAAAAACACTCACCTTACCAAGAGGGATTCCTTTATTGAAATCCCCGCTGATAAGATAATTGAGTGCAAAGTTACCCGTACTGATCCAATCTTGTGGATCGTGGAATCCAGCACTAATGCCTGATATACTTTTAGTTACACTGGTCCTAAATTTACTTAAATCAAAAGGTTTTTGCATTGCACAACCTCCTTAAGATTCAGTAGAACGGTTTCTAATCATTGCCAAAATATCTTCAGTAGAACTGTTGCCGTTGCTGGCAGAAGCATTTTCCTCTACTGGAGTACTTGGAGTTGGATTAGATACACTTTGCACTACGGCTTCATTACTAGTTTCAGAGGCTACGGATTCTTCGCTAGTAGATGAACTTGTTGTAGGAGTTGCTGGTGCAGGTGCTGGAGCCTGTGCAGGTGCTGATGCAGTTTGAACACTAGTTGTATTCAATTGCATTCCTGCTGGCTTGTAAAAACTACCCCATCTCTCTGGATCGTATAGTTCTCCATTAACACTTGCCTCAAACATTTCCTTGATAACTTGTAGTTCTTGGTCTCCTGGTTGCTTAGGTAAGAACGATTTTAAATCGTGTAAACCGTGTGTATCAACAGCAGATAGTTCTTCTTCTGTTAGAGCAGATTCTTTTCTTGCCCATTTAGAAGTACTGTAGTCTGCATATTGACCTTTGGTTGTTTTTGATAAACGGAAGTCTGTTCCATTTACATAATCTGTTGGAATGTTTTCCATATCTGGATCCATTAGTGCACCTTTGATAATATTAAATATCTGTGGTCCAATAATAAATCTTCTAATTGGATTCTCTGGTTTAGTATCTTCTTGTAAAGCATCTTCTTTCACAAATCCTTGAAAGATATAACTTTTCTTTTTCCAATACTTTCTACCCATATCTTCTAGACTTGGATCTTTGAACCAAGGTCTAACTTCCTGTAGTACTGGACATTGTCCACCATACATTTCTACGCACGGTACTTGTACGATAACGGGTCTGGAGTCTCCTCCTTTTATACCAGGGAATGGTAATCTAATCATTAACCTTTCTGTCCAGAACAAAATGTTGTCCGGGTCATTGTCAGGTAAAAATCTTAGTGTTGTGGACTGACCTTCTGCGATATTCCAGAACGGATATACTGCGTTGTCCATTTGTGAGTTGCTACCGCCTGGTTTTGATTCCATCGATGCTAACTTTTGTCTTATTTCAGCCAATGTTGCCATAATATTTTTCTCCTATTTTGCCTTGTTTGTATGGAAACTTTCCATACTGTTGCCTTAATTATATTGCCAAGATAGATAAATGTCAACCTATTTTTTAAAAAAGTTTTTAATTATCTAACAGTATTATTTATATATCTTTAGTCAAATCTTCTATAAAATCGGTAAATTCTTTACTTTCATTTATACTTTCATTTATCTGCGAACCTTGTCCAGACATAATTTTTTTGATTGTGTTTGTTTCAAATTCGCTTAAAGATACATTATTTTTAATCTTTCTAACACTATTGAGTAGTAAGTATTTTAGACTATCGCCTTGTACCATACTAGTCATTTCAGTTAACCATTCTGTAAGATTGGATTCTGGATTAAGTGTTCTAAAGAAACTTTTTGAAATAGCAGTTGTATCTAGTTCTTCATTTACTCTGCTTTCAAAATTTTGTTTTTGTTTATTAAATTTATTAAGTGTACCTAATACACTTTCTATTCTAGAGTCAACGAATGTCTCTTTGAAATAATTCATTAGGTCTTCGTTGTCTTCTTCTATGATTTCGTTTTGTGAAAATACTGCAAGTTCACTTATTGCTCTGGTGTATGTTTTTGCACCTGCTAAAGATTTAAGTATGTCTCTGCTGTTACTTAAATTTTCAACTGCAAGTTTTACATACTCTTCGTTTTCTTCGTTCATTAAGTTTTTGCTCTTTACAGCATTTAAAAATTGTCTTACTGTGGATAGGTTGCCAGTCATTTCTACAATTTGCTCGCCTATTGTGTCGTGGACTTCTCCGCCATTACTCATATGACGTGCCATTGCTCTAGCACCTATCATTGAATTTACTGGAAACTTAAATCTTTCTCCAGCACGTTCTATAAAAATCTTGCTGATGTTTCTGCTTCTAGATCCTTTGACGTCTTCGTCTACTTCTTTCTTGTGTCTCACGACAATTTTAACGTCTTGGTCTAATGGTTGGTAACTTGTTTTTCTTGAACCTGATAATTTGCCAAAGCCTTCTTCAACTCTTCTTTTTTTATTTTTTTCTGGCTTATCGTGCTTGTCTATTCTTTTGGTATCGAATGTATCTTCAATTCTGCCTTCGTCTTTCTTCTTTTTGTCTTTGACTGCTTTTTTCATTGGCTCTTCTTTGTCGCCATCGCCGTCTAAATCTAGAAAGTCGGGTTTGGAGCCTTCATCAACTGAAGAAATACACTTTGCCATTTCTTTGCACTTGCTACAACGACCTACATTATCCTCAATTTCGCCTTCGATAGGAGCATCACAGCAATTACTGACTTTACTTTTCCCTTCGCTAACAGCATCTTCTAAGCCAGACAGACTTATTACGTCTTTAACTTTTTGTTGATGGTCAATCATTGTTTGGACATCTTCATCTGAAATTTCGCCTTCTGAAGGATATCTCCAATCATCATTGACATAGTGTCCGGAATCTTCAACTGATGTGCCTAAATCTTCCATTGCAACACCGGCATCGGTTTGTGGTTCATCGCCCATACCCATCTGATATAGAGTATTAAAGATGCTTGACATTGCATCTTCTATTAATTCTTTGCTCATAGAAGCAAGTGGTAATTTAACAAATTCCATAGCCAAATCGTTTTCGTATTCGTAGTCATCTTGAGGACCGTCTGGATCGATAAACGGTTCATTACTTGTATGGTGATGACCATCTGGATTCTTTTCTTCGTCTGTTTTTACTTCTAGTCCTGCTAGTTTTCTTAATTCGTTTATTCCTTCCATTGTTTCTCTCTTAATTTGATAGGCTTGATCCTTTGGTGTAATGTTTTTATTAAATATTTTGTACTCGAACTTCATAAGTGAATCACCTGCTAGTTCTTTAATTCTTTTTCTGATAGGCTCCATTTCTTCTACTGTGTGGGCACTACCTCTAGCAAGTTTTATAATATTGTCTTCTGGTTCGATTGATATCATTATGTTAGGACTTTCACTGTAAAATCTAGTACTCTCTTCTGCATCAGTACTAATTTTGCCTTCTTCGTTAAACATCTTAATACGAAATCCTAATCCGTTTAAAATATCAAATATATCATTTCCTACTTTCATATAACTATTTATCTAAAGCATTAAGATTGGAAGTGCTTCATCACCGCCTTCATCGTCGTCGTAATCGCCTAAACTCAATGTTACTGAGTCATATACACCTTCATCAAATGTAGCAACGTACTTGATTAGCCTAGCATTTATTATCATACTCATAACTAAATCGTCTGTTTCACCTGGTTTAGCACTAAAACTATTACCTCTACTAACAAAAGTTTTAAGTTCTCTAACTAAGTTTTTACTTTTAATTTTTAATTTACTGCTTTCAATCCAACGTTTTACTTCTAAGCAAGTTTCGACTTTGTTTCTATTTGTGGTATGGAATCCTTTTCTAGACTTTCTAGGTCCTGGTGCTCGTTTGGGTTCACTACAAAACATACCTGGAAACTTTTCTTCGCCTGTTTCTCTAATAACAACTAGAGCGGCTTCACCTATAGCATTATTTTCTACTGTCCAATAAATCTCATCACACCCAGTATCTCTTATTTCTGTGAGTATTTGTCTCATAGTTTTCATCTGTTGTTCTATTGGTGCTTTGTTGTTTTGCCATTCTGCAACTTGTTCCATACTGGGCAATTCAAAAACTGTGATTGCGGCAAAGTCTCCTCCTGTTCCTGTACTTGGATCTAATGCTATACAATAAATGCTGTCTTTGTTAGGCTTCTTGTACCACCTTACTTGTCCCATACGTTCTATAGGATCTATGCCTTTCATATCTATAAGTATTAAACTGTCTATTAGTGTTTCATCATATATAATAAATTCGCATTCGTGTTCACGTCTAAAACGTTCTTCACCTATTCTACCACGTTCTTCTGTTGCCCATTCCTCGTTCCTGTCTGGATGCTCTTTCCAATGAACTTTGAATGCCTTAAACCCATTGGTTCCTAATTCTTGTTCATCGCCTTTATGGTCTAATGTGTTACAAGCCTGACTCCAAATATTAGCAAATGTATCGTCATCGCTGTTTGGTGTGCTAGTAATAATACATTTACCACCTGTTGCTAGTGTGGGTGATAGTGAAGTCCAAAACTCCTTGGCTATTCTAGACGGCACAAATGCAAACTCGTCTAAATATATTAATGAAAGCGACATACCTCTACCAGTATTTTCTGTAGTAGTTGTAGCAACAATTCTACTACCATTATCAAATTGTACACTACCTTTATTGTATTCTACAACACCTGCTCTAATATGATTTGGAACTCCTTCATACGCATATCGTACTCTAGTCATAATCTCACTGGACCCTGTATGTTTATGTGCCGCAATTAATATTGTGCTGTCAGGCACAAACATCGCATACCAAAGCAAGTATCCTGCCGCACAGGTTGTTTTACCAGTTTGTCTAGGTAACATATTGATACTGAATCTGTATTGATGATAATTATCAACTAGAAAATTTTGAAACTTGAAAGGTTCAAATGCCATCTCTCCTTTTGTAGGATGCTGTATTTTCATAAAATTCTGCATAAAGTATATAGGTCCTGTCTTTGGATCTAAACATAATGTCAGTTCTTCCATCTCCTCAGGAGTATACGGAGTCTTACTGTATGGCTTCTTTATTAGTTCTGTATTTGCTGTTCCTTTAGGCATAATAGTATTTACCGTATTTTGCTGTTAAAATCATTAACTATGTGTTTAATTATTTTATGATTTACAGTAGGCCCTTGATGTGTTGTGTCTCTCGCTCTATTTTTTCTGTCCCAAAAGTATTTCTCGCCTACGATGTCTATAAGAAAAGGAATTTTTAGATGTGTAGCAACAAGTTCATCAACTGAATAATGTAACACAGGACAATCGAAATAAGAATCAATTAATTGCTTACACCAATTTGTATAAAAATGTGATGTAGCATAATCTTGTGACAGTTGCTCGAATAATATTCTCTCATCATCTACTGACCATTTACCTATATTTCTTTGTGTGTCGTCATCTTTGAACAATGTAAAACGTGTAGGATATGTCATACAGTTTATTACTGCTTTGGGTTTTATACCCTTTGAGTGTAGTATCTCACAATTTTTTACAGTGAACCAATTACTCACAGCAGGCATTCCTAAATTTATACTGGGTATGCCTGTTTGGGCAGTAAACATAGATGTCATAGTGTCACTATCGTCAACTCCTACTCCATAGACCCAACTGCAACCAAAAAACAAAACACTATTTTTCCAATCACAATCTTCGAACTCTTTTGCTCTATAGCCTTGACTATTCAAAGTATAAGAGACTTTTTTGCCTAACCATTCCCAATTAGGGACTGCCTTATTTTTAAACAGATAATTTTCCGTATTGTCATTACTGTCAAACGGAAACACACCTGGGTATTGGTTATGACTCGTGGATTTGCATAAAGCAGGGAATAACATAAATGTTATTTATTGGCTTTTGTAACTGTCTCTTAAATAATTGAGTAGTGCTTTTTTATTAGTACCATAAGGATCAAAAGGTTTTTCTCCTTGCTCTGGTTGAGTAACTGTTATTGCAACAGGCTCTGCCATTACTTCGCCGTCTGGTCCGTTATCTACTTCTCCATCTGAATGTGGAGACATTTCTTTTGGTAGGTCGTGTCCAATTAATGCAAGTAAACGTTTCATTTCTTCCATAGAATCTGCACTTGCTTCTATGCTAACTGACCCTGTGTCTGAGGATTTTTCTTTTCTGAAGTGAACACTTTCCTTGTCACCTTCTGATGCATCACAGCAGGCTTCTTCTAAACCTGCTAATTTTTTTAAGTTGTTTATTTCTTCATTCATATCTATACTCTCATTTTGATTATCGAAAAGTGGCAAACTTTCAATTGAATTATATTTCTTTAGTTTAGGATCATTTTCCTTTATAAAATCTTCTACTCTTTGCAACATCTGTTTTGTGTGTGCAAATCCTCTGTTATAAAGAAAGTTCACAATAAATCTTTCGTCATCTGTTATTTTATACTCTGCTGGTATGCCTCCGAAAGTGTTATCATTCAATAAATTTTTAGCATTATCTTTAATCTTTGCCCAAAACTTTTCTTGTTTGTCTTGTTGCATAACTGAGTTAAATTCATCTGTAAAATGTTCCCAGACTCTTTGTAATTGCATTTCATCTGTGATTGGTTCAAGACTAGGAACTCCGTAACCGCCTGACATACGTTGTTCTTCTTCTCTTGCTTTATTAGTATCTACTACAAATCTTAAAAAATTATCTGCAACTGGCATAGTTGAAAGATATTGGAAGTCTGGAATAGGTGCTTCTGTGAGTTCGTTACTTTCCATAGGAACATCTATGTCTGCTTCAGCAAACATTTCGTCTGCATCTTCTTGTGCTTGTTCTAATGCTTCTTCGTGTTCGGCACCGCCTGGTTTGATTTGTTCGTTTGCAAACTCATCATCTATTTTTGCTAGACTATTTTCACTGCCTAGTTCATCAAAGTGTGCTTCTAAACTGTCTGGGATAACTTTTAAACCGTAAAAGCCGCCTAATCCACCAGCATCAATGTCGCCGTCTGATCCTACAACTTCTGCTGTATAACTTATTTCTCCGTCCACGGTGTTACCGTCATCGCCAGTAAACATATATTCTACAATGCCTTTATACTCTTCACCTGGCATTGGATTCATTTTACTTTATTCCTGATAACTTTTGAAGTATTAGATTAAAATCTTCTATACTTTCTGCTTTAACTTGTACAGGTGCTGATACCTGCTTATCCTCAGAGTCTTTTTTAGATTTAATTTTTAATTGTTTCTCTGCTTGTCTTTTTTCTGTTTCTTTCTCTTTATCTTTTTTAGCATCTTTTTTGGCTTCTGATTCTGCTCTTGCGGCAGATATAGCCTGGTTTACTACTTCTGCTGGAGATTGTCCAGTATCTTTAGCAGTATTCCACATAATTTTTGCTTTACCTTGGAAACTATTTCTAATTTCTGGTGTAATACCTCTTGCGTCTGCTGTTCTTAGAGCGTCATTAATAGCAAGGTTAAGTGAAGCAGATGTATGTTTAGTTTCTTTTTCTTCGATAGGCTCTTCGTTGTTCTCTGCACTATTCATCATTTGATCCTTGTGCATTTGTTGGTCTTGTCGTTGAAGTCTCATAACATCGCCCATTCCGCCTTCTATATATCTCAGCAATAAACTCAAAGGCTCTTTTAATGCACCTGATAAGTTTGATGGGATGGCTTTTCCTGCCATTGCGTGTTCTATTCCTCTTTTAGCATACATTGTTTTCTGAGCATCGTCGCCCATTAACTTTCTCAATGCCGCTAATTGTCCACCGCTTAGTTCTGGAATATCTGAGGTTGTAGTAGTACTATCTACTGTTGGCTCTTCAGTTATTGATTTGTCAAATTCGTCTATCCTCATTTTGTTAATCCTTGATTTATCTCAACATACTTAGGCTCTGGACCATAGTTGTGTTGACGTTGCAGAATATCCATAAGTGGTTTTAAGTTATCACCCATAAGTTCATCCTTAGTAGGATATGAACTGTAATACTCTGATCCTCTGCTGTCTTTTAATGCTTGGATCTTTTTCATCATTTCTTGATTTAATTCAATACCATATAAACTTAGGTCATCAACTAATATTTGATTAATCTTTTCATACCCTAAACTTTCGCCTTTTGCTTTGGCATCAGCATTTTCTAATTCGTAATGTGATTGTTCCTCTTTGTTTAACTCTGCATCTTCTTCGCTAACAGTTCTTCCTTCATCGTTTTCCATTCTGTCTGCTTCTACTTCGTCAACATTTGTTCGAGGACTATCAACTTGTTGTACTATGATTTGCTCTGGGTTTATACCAAAGTCTAATGCTAATAGTACTTCTAATAATCTTTCATTGATTGGGTATTTTAGTACAACATCTGTACTGCATACTTCTACAGGACCATCTAAAGGTCTGTTTTTAAAATCAATTGGGTTCTTTTGTATTGGAGTTCTCTTCCAATCTGATGCACTTTCAAATTGATATTTTGCTAGACTTCTTTCTAACAAGTTCATATCATCTGCTGTACACTCCATTGCAAACTTGATTCTGTATGCAATAGTCTTACTAAAACTTTCGCTTAGTATTTGTTTAAAATTTCTAGTCATATCTAAAACTCCGTATAAACTTATTTATCATCTTTGTTGATAAATTTGAGTAAGTCGTTCCTATTAAAAATCTGTTGATTTGGGTTATTTGCTTGGTCTGGATCCAAGTCTTGGTCAAGTTTTTGTCTTTTAAGTTGTAAGTCTACCATTTTTAATTTCTTATCTATCTTGGTACTTTTGCTGTCTAATGCTACTTTTAGCATATTTGCGGCGTTATCAAATATTCTTCCTGCGTGTACATCCTGTACATTCATACCTAATCGCATAAGTTCTTCATAACTTTCCAGAGCCTTACTAGCAATATCATCTAACTCTACATCTGCATTTGTAAGTCCTTTGACTTGTGGTAATGCTTCGTTAATACGGTCTGCTATGTCTAAAGCATCGTCTACTTCTTGTTTAGTCGCAGGAAGTTCAACAACTTCTTGTTCAACAACTTCTGCTTTTTCTGTTACCTCTTCTATAGGAGGTAAATTAAATTCTTCTTCTAATCTTTTTGTCATTTTCTTTTTCTTTTACCTGCGTTAGCAAACATATGACTTTCATTTAACACTCTAAAGTGTATGCCTTTACGTTTACACCACTCGTGAGCGGCTTTCCATTTTGCGGCATTTAAAACAACACTTGCCTTTTGAGATTGACTTCTTGCACTCTCCATTGTTGTTTGGGCACCTGGTTTAATTTCTATAACCTCAATCTTGGTACTACCTTTCTTGTCTTTGTATTTAATCGAAAAGTCTGGAACATACACCGTAAACTTGCCCGTCATTGGATTTTGATATGGTATTTTTAAGTTCTCACTTGCCCATTCGAGTACATAAGGATGGTCATCGCACATACGCATAAAGGCTAATTCCCAACTACTTCTGTAATAAGGATTCTTTTTGCCTACAAATTTTTGTGGATTTTTAGGAGTGTAAACACCTTGTGCAAATTTATTTGCCATAAGTTACCCCTTAATTAATTTAGACACTTCAGTTGGTGTTATTGTACTCTCTACTATTTGAACGTTTTTATCTCTTTTGGCGTTGATAATCTCTTTGCCTAATTCTGTAAGTACTATGGCATTGTTTACAATGTTATAAGTGTCTGTGAGTTGTTTTTTATTTTCCAGAGTACCTTCTTTTAATGTTTCTACAGTTGCTCTTGCTGTTTTTTCAGAGTAACCATTTGTAACAAATGCATCAATAGTTTGATTCATTTGATTTATATTGGGAATAGGTTCGTTAAAAAAGTTTTCGTCTAATAAGTCTTTACTGGTTTTTTGTACCTGTAATTTCTCACCTGTAATACTTACTTGCTTGTAATGGTGATTCTTTTTAATTATTTTGCTGTCTACACCAAAGTTATTAAATATTTCTGACATAGTTACCCACCAAACAGTTTATCATTAATTTTATTATTTACTTTAGCAGTTGTTTCTGCAAATTCACTTTCCAGTCTATCATTGGCTATTTGCCCTGCACTAAGTATTGCCGCACCTATTGTGGAGTCGTATAGTCTTTCAAAGAAACTTCTGCCTTCAAAATCTCCTGGCTCGACACTTGTTACATCTGGATTAACAAGTCCTTTGTTGGGTTGTAACTGTTGAGATGTTCTAGAAGCACTTGCGACTTTCTTTTGTGATTCATTATTAAGGCCTTTAATTGCACCTGCTCCTGGTGTGTTATCATTACTACCAAAAAGAATACCTTTGATAAAATCATTTATTCCATTAGTAACACCATCTATAAAATCTTCTACTAATCCTCCTATGCCTCCTTCTAAGCCTCCTACTTGTCTAAAAAGTAAGTTGCCAACTGGATCGAATATAGGAGCAAAACGTTCTTTTTCAAAATCGTCCATCTGAACTTCAAACTCTGGACTTATTAGAACTTTTTCAAAACTAAAATCTAGTTGTAGTTCTTGTAATTCACTGCTTGAATAATCATTAGCACTTTGAGTAAAACTGTTAAGTGTAGGGTTTATAAAATGTGTTACTGATACTTTACCACCTGAGTATTTGTAAAAGTCTATCCTGTCTATAAGATACTTGTCTCTGTGTATATCTAAACCTGCTGAGCCTGGATTCCATAATCCATTATTACTGGCGTTTTGGTCAGCCATAGGTAATGTTGTATCCAAGTCTTGTTTGAATCCGTTTAGTTCGTCTGAGTATCCTCTTCCATCCATATAATGATAATTGTGATATATAGATAAAAATCTCATCCAATTGTCGTGAATATCATCGTGAACCGTTAATGCCAAGTTACCATACTCCAACCCTGTCTGAGAGATACGTTTTCTGTTGTATTGATTTAGTACTTGGTTTCTATATGTGATTTGCGGAAACTGAAAAGTTTTAATTAAGTTGCTTAACTTAAAATGTTCGCTAATATCTAAATTTAAAATACCATAGTTAGGTATCACATTGACGAAGTATGCGAAACTTTGTCTGGGAGGTGTTCCGCCACCGTTTCTAAAATGTGTGCCTAATTGGGTTTGTGCGTGACGGGGGCCTGCTAAATAGGCCCCTGTGCTTACATTGTGCCTAGACCTGAACTCCATTAAGTTGCTCTTGGTCTAAAATTAAACGCCTGTACCAGGTGTAGTTGGTAAAGGTGCCGCTATTGGGAATGGATCTCCTGCTTGTACTTTTCCGCCTAATGTATTAGGCCCTGCAACGTGAACAGCATTATCGTATCTGATTTGCATATCAACTGTGACTGGCTCACTTGTTGAGTAGTCGTGTTCGCTGTAGTTAGTATTAATTAGGAAACAACCTTCTAGTTCCCATTGCTCAGTTGCTTCTGCGTTAGAGCCATCTAATACCTGAATTAACATATCAAATTTATAGTCTGATCCTGATATTGCTGATGTTTGTTCAAAGTGGTTTAACTGTCTTTGGACTTGCTGTCCAACTAAAGCGGAAACTTGGTTAGTAATATCATCCCTTATAATGAGTGATACTGGTTCCCAAGTATGCTTACCTTGAACGTATGCTCTAGAGTTATAACTGTCAATGGTTACTTCTTCATAGCCTAATGTAGGTCTTGTTACACTAACAACATTACTTGTTAGTTCGTCAGATCTACCACCGGCTCCAAAACCTGTCATTATGACTCTAAATCTATAACGTAATTTTGGTTGGAGGATTCCCAGACGATTACCATCAATTGGTACACCGAATTTATCCTTTGTTACTGCCATTTCTTTTTCTCCTAGGAAGAACTTAAATGTTCTTATATATGCAATTATTTATCTTATTTCACTCAAAAAAAAGCGGCACCTATTAAGTACCGCTTTAATTGTTACTCCTACTGTAACTTTTTAAGTCTTAACTACCTGTTTGACCTAATGTACTTTGAATTCTTATCGGAACATATATAAACTCAACTGCTTTAGTTGGTTGTATTGCAACGTCTAAGTATAACTCATTTCTATTAATTCTTGCAGTAGTGTTGTTTGTTTCATCACAAACTGTAATAAAGTCAAACACACCTCTTAGGCTTACAAGTTCTGACAATAATTGGTCAGCAACTCGTTTTACGCCTTGTCTAGTAATAGAATCATTTGGTTCGAACAAGAATGGTTTTACACCGATATCTAATTGATATCTGACATAGTTAATCAATCTTGCTACGTTAATTCTATCTAAAGCACTAGAATTTGGATTTAATGTTTTCTGTCCAAATACTGCTAGACCTTGTCCAGGGAAGTTTCCAATTGGGTTAATTTTGTTTGCGTAAAGAGTATCTCTTTGACCTTCACTTAAATTAACTACTTGGAATTCACTAGTTGCTTCGTTCACATAACCAACTGAAGTAGCATTTTGTACTAAACCTCTGTTGAATCCTGCTGGAGCAAACCACTGATATGCTACCTGGTCATTGTATGCTAAAGTTCTTAAAGCAATGTGACTTGCTGGAACTACAACATTTGTACCGTCTAGGTTAGTTGTTAAACCGTGTGGGTAATGAACTGCCGCATAGGCTGAACTTGAAACAAGTCCTTCTTTACCGTTCTCACCTGCTTTATTGGCATTGGTTGCCCAATTTTGTAGACTTAATGAACTACTGTCTAAAGTGAATGGAGCATCTGCTAAGATAAATCCAACTTCTTTTTTATCAGTATTTAATGTAATCATTTCATCTAATAAGCCTGGGAAGCCTGGAGCAGAAATAACATTAAAGAAGTTAGTCTCACTTCTAATGTCTTGGTCGCCAGAAAGTTCTGCCGCCATTTTTGTTTCTACTACACGTCTAACTGCATCATTTCCACTATACATACTTCCGTCTGCTTTGTTTCCACTTGCTGTTACCCAAACATTACCAATGTTTGTATCTACTGGAGTATAGTTAATTTTATACTCTTTAACATTTTTACCACTATATCTAGTGTTCCAAGCCAATATACCAACTGCTTTAGTACTTGCCAATGTTGCGTCTGCATCTAAACTACTTGTTGGTGTTTGCCTAAAGTCTTTAAATATAATACCATCGCCTGTTACTTGGTCTGTGTTATCAACTTTAACCCACGCACTTGTACTAGCATTCCACTTGTAAATTGCTGGTTGGTCAACTGCGTCTGAATCAACCCAAAGGTCACCATTTACCAAACTGCTTACGCCGTCTGCTTTCTTGGTAGGCTCTGTTGCTGTTACGTTTACGTCATAGTCTGTACTATATGAAGTCCATCCTACACTAGGCTTGTTGTATAAAATATCAACATTAGCACTAGTATCATACCATAGTTTACCATCTGTTAATGATCCAGTTGGGGCACTTGCACCTGCACTATAAGTTAATGTAGTGTCACTTGCTGGATTTTTCCAGTTACTGTAAATGCCTGCTGTGATGTTTATATTAGTTGGGCCAAATCCGCCAACATTACCTGCTCTAACTCTGATATCTCTACCTGTTGAACTAGTTAAAGTAATTTTACCACCAACATTTGAAGCAACAATACTACTTGATGCTGTGCTAAATGCTGAGTTGAAGTCTTGAATCATATCATCGACACTTGCGTTTCCGTCTGCGTCGCTGTCTGTTCTAAACTGAACGTTGATGTTACTGCTTGATGTTTGACTGTCATTTACGATAATACTTACTGTAGCACCTGTATGACTTGCTAAACTTATTGCTGTATCTGTTAAGGCACTTGAACTTTGTACAATTAAAGTACTAGAACCATTATGTCTTAAAATTTCTAATTCTCCTGCTAATACAGGATCATCGTCACCGTCTTGATTTCTATTTGCAATAAATGTACCTGCTGTAACATTATTACCATTTGTTGTGTAATAGTTATGCGTACTGCTCCATACTGCTGGATTTACTAAACTAAAAGCACCTGTTGATGAATTGTAAACTTTAACGGCAATGTTTGAACCGTTGTTTAATACATCGTGCTGGAATAATAAATCGCCATTTGCTAAAGCACCACCACTGTTCTGTGTGGTTGGTAATGAAGCAAAACTTGCCATTTGGAAGTCCTTGCTAACAACATCTTTGAAACTTGTTTCATTTGTTGTTATTTGATACCAAGTATCTGAATACTTGTAATAAAACTTAATCAACGTACTAGCCGCACCTGTGCTTGTCATTGTGACAACTGCTATAGAGCCATTCTGTAATACAGAAGCCTTTGGTGCGCCACTACCTGCGATTTGGTCTGTTGTAAGTACTGTGTAACTTGCAACGTCCCATTTACCTGTAGTGCTGTTATATTGTTTAAGTCCAAATTTTGAATTTGGTGTGTCGAGCCATATAGCACCATTAACTGGTGATACTGTTGGGGCATTAACAGAACCTGCTAAGTCTCCTAAGTCTATATCTGCTCTTAGTACATAGGCTCTGCTAGAGATACCTAAAAAACTGTGAGCGGCTAATAAGCCGTACTCATTAATTGCTGATCCGTGTAATTGTGAACCACCTGATGAATAAAAAAGAGGATCTCCATAACTCTGAAGTAACTCTCTTTGACTTGTAATCAGTTTTAATTTACCTGCCTCAGCGGCTGTAGTAAAAGAAGCAGTTCCACTGCCATCTGGATTACTTTTGTCTTGTTTTGTTGCTATAATTAGCAACGGCACCGTACCTTGTGAGGCCGGCGTGTAAAACGATTCATCTGTAGTGGTTATACTAACACCGGGGGATGTCAATGTAGCCATAATTTTTCTCCTAAAAAAAACATTTATAATGTTAGTAGTATTTACCTAAATTCGTTGTTTTAGTGCGGTATTAGAATGTAGCAGAACTGCTAATTTTTAAAAATAATGATAAATAATCGATTTTAGACTAAATCGAACTTTTGATGTGTTTTTTCGTCTTTTGCAACGTAATTTGTATTTATTTTGAGTACTTCTGTATCCAGTTCTTCTAAGGTGCCATTGTTATTAATAACGTCATCAAATTCATAACCTACCCAATCCCATTCGCTTGAATGAACGTGTTTGTAATTGGTATTCATTATGTGTAATGACTTAGGATCTCCGGTATTTGCCTTAACGGCAAAATCGTACCATTCTGGAATGTTTCCTCTTATAACGTGATATACTTTGCCACCTAGTTTTTTAATAAAGTCTAACTCGTTCACAAATCTACAATCGCTTATAATTACACACCTGTGGTTTTTGTGTTGTTGAAGTATCCTATATTCTAAACTGGACAACCATATATCTTTATTAAAATGGTCTCTTAATACATCTGTCCCAATAAGTTGTAATGCTAATCTAGGCGTAAATCCTTTTATACCTAACTTGCCACTCCAATATAAATCTACAGTTTCTCTGAATTCTCTGCTTTTCTGAGTTTGACCTTCTAGTAATTCTCTATCCCAACCAAATATACTTGCACATACACTTTTTAGTGGGCCTGCAAAACTTTCTTGAACACAACCGGATTCGACCAATTTAGTGGCTACTGAGTCTTTGCCCGAGCCTATAAATCCTACTAAACCGATTATTCTATTTGACATTATCCGATTACAAAGCCTAAATGTTTATTTCCTTCTTCCATATTGTTTATAGCCGCCAATAATCTTTCTTTGTCAGCCATTGATTCCTGTTTTAATGCATCACCGTTAAGTGTAACTGCTCCGCCTGGACCAGGTAAACCTCCTGGGAATTTACTTCTTGCTTCGCCTAACATCATTTTACATTCTGCTAAGGCCCAATCTGCAATCCAAGGTTTCGCATAATTGTCGTTAAGCAATATTTCTTCAGGTACATAATTATATACTCCAACGGAAATATCTTCTTCGTGTTTTATGGCTCTTAGTATTTTTAAAACTTTGGTATTTGGATTAAACGTAAAATCGTACTCACTACCAAATATTCTTCCTAATGTTTCTTTATACTGAGCAAATGCATCAAAAACTGCTAATCCACCAATCTGTCCTGCTTGAACCATATACATATTATGGAAAGCAACATCAAACGGATCAAAGTTAGTACCACCTGTTGATGTGGAACTTACTCCTCTTCTATAAACTTTTCTAACATTTAGAACTTCTGCAGGCAAACTGTATTCTTGAACGTCTACTAGAGTAGATAAAAATACATAACTTTCTTCACTTGCAACGTCACTACGAGACCGTAACACATCAATTGCTTTGGATATAGCAAGATTGTAGTGTTCTGGATCTAATTCCACATCAACCATACCGTCGCCTAAACGAAGTTTGATTTCTGTGATTAATTTATTTTTGTTGGTCTCGGATGAACTCATACAAGTATTTATCTAAAACGTGGTTAGTAAAATAGTATGTTCATTTATTCTACCATTCATTTTAGTACCAGTAGTAGTTAGTGATTCAAACTCTTTAGCAAATTTTGTTTTTGCTGAGCCTGTCCAGTTCTTTATTTGCTCTGCTGGCTTACGCAATGTTTTTTGCTCACTAGAGTCAGGGCAAAAGTCTAGTATTGTTGTACCTTTAACCATTAAACCTGCATCAGGTCTGTTCAGTGCTTTGGGGTCTTTGCTTGTTGCGTGGTAGACTCCTACCTTTCTGTTCTTTGTGTTGTACACCCATAATTCATTGCAATTAACGATGTCTGTGGGCGAGATAGACGCCAATCCTAACTCACTAAAGGCTTCCATATACTTTAACTTTTTAATAATAGAGTCTTTACTTCTTGCTCTAGGCTTTCTTGCTTTACGAGTTGACTTTGCTTGATTGATAACTGTGTCACAAGCAGTTTCAATCTTTTCAAAAAATGCTAGGTAATCTTTTCTCATTTTAACAGTCATAAAATTGTAGCCTTCTTTAATATCTTCATCTTGCCACTCTACAACTTCTACTGCTTCTGCTTTAGCATACTCATATGATTCTACAATCAATTTGGCGTGATTAGCCTTAACGGCAGGTTGATACGATTGCATCATCTTGTATGGATCGAAGTCTTTAACAGTTTTATTGCCTGATATAAATTCATCTAGATATGCTTCAAAGTCTCCCAGCAAGTCTGTAATTTGTTCTTGCATTCTTTCTTTGATTGTTACAATTTTTGTTTTTTGTTTTTCTTGTTTTTCTTTCTTTTCTAAAATTGCTGTCTTGCCTCTTGTAATCCATTCTAATTTGCGTTTTTCCAAATGTTTTTTGAAGCCTTCACTTAGATAGCCTAGTTTGGTTTCTATAAAGAATGAGTTGCCAGTGGCAGAAAATGCCCAGTCTGGATTTGCTAGGATAAGTTTAATTTCTTCTTTATCCCACCCTGATTTGTTTTTAATCCAATTCCTTGCCGCGGAAACTGTTTGCTTACTTTTAATCTCTGTGCGGACAAAGTACTCACATTCTTTGAATGCTTTTTCTCTATCGTTCTCATCTGTTAAAAGTTTTAGAGTTTTCCACTCTGGTTCTTTGGTAATAAAAACTGAACGTGTTTTAATTTTTCTTCTTGGCATCTACTATTTTTATCTCTACTAGTTCATTTTTAACTATAAACTGGATCCAATCGGGCCAATTTTTAAATCCTAGTATATGTTTAGGATTTTTAAATGCTTTCTTTTCAGCATAGAATTCGCTTATCTCAACTATGCCTTCCGCTTTGCCCAAGGTACGTCCGTGTTCGTAGCCTTTGTTATAACAGTATGTTGAATAAAGTGCACCTATTATTGTGAATGCAAGTATCGTCATTTCCATAAATGTTCTCCTGTTATGGTTATTATATATGCCTTTGGGTACAAAGTCAACACAAAATAGAATCGCAGAACGATAAATAGTGTTATGCCTAAAATAAGTTTATGGAATCCGGAAAAAACAAACGACTACTATTTTACAAGTAGGATAGTTGGCGAGCATCTGTTCTCAGGTGGCACAGGAATATTTGTTCACAAGTATTTAGGTGTTGCTGAAGATGTATCAGACGGAAATGACTATACTCAAAAAAGTCCTTTAAACTATTACGACAGTGATGGTAATAAAAGAACTGGAGAGTCTGTAATACAAGATTTATTATTTTTAGAAAACAGAGATAGAATTTACAGTCAAGACGTATATGAACTTAGAGGAGCCTACGATATAGGCGATAACGACTTCGATATGACACAATTTGGATTATTTTTATCCAATGATACTATATTCATAAATTTACATATTGAAAGTATGGTAGATGCTTTGGGCAGAAAGTTAATGGCAGGTGATGTAATTGAGTTACCTCATCTGAGAGATGATTTATTATTGGACGACAGAGAAGAAGCAATTAATAGATTTTATGTTGTTCAAGATGGTAGTAGACCATCTTCAGGATTTGATCCAAGATGGTGGCCTCACTTATGGAGAATTAAGTGTGGACCAATTACAGATTCACAAGAATACAGAGATATTATTGGGACTGGAGAAGAAATTGGTGACCTTAGAGATGCTATTAGTACATACCAAGATGAGATTGATATTTCAGATGCTATTGTACAACAAGCAGAAAATGATGTACCATACGACGAATCATATCAAGCAGGAGTACACCTTTATGTTAATGAAGAATTACCCAACAAGCCTATTATAGGAACTGTTGAAGGTGCTCCTAATGGTGTAGCATTAGTAGGCAGTGGAACAAGTTTCCCTGTTTCGTCAAATGATAACGACTACTTCCTAAGAACAGACTTTACACCAAACAGATTATTTAAGAAGTCTGGTACTAGATGGGTTAAAGTACAAGATGATACTAAACAAAGTTGGAACAATGCTAACAGAATTTTAAGTTCATTTATTAATAACAGTAATAAAACTACACAATCAGATGGTAGTACAATAGATGAAATGCAATTTGTCAGTAAAGTTGTAAAACCTAAAACGGATAATTAAAAATGAAAATATATGAAGTAGCAGATAGAGTAGAGCAATTAGAAGATAAACTATATGATATGAAGTCGGCTAAAAGTAATGCTAGAAATATTACTAAAAAAATAAAGTACAGCAATGTTTATAGTGAAATAGTTGCGGAGTTAGGAACACTAGCAGAAGATAATGGTTTAGAATTAGACGAATATCAAATTCGACAAGTTTATCAAGCACAAAACCATTTAGAGTCTGAAATATATCAATTGGAAGAAATATTCGATGACGCAATTAGAGAACTTAGAAATAAAATAGATGACGCGGAAGAAGAATGAAATATTGGTATGACGAACAGTTAAGAAGGTACATACTTCAGTTTGTGAGAATATTTGCAAACTTCAAAGTTAAAGAAGGCGGTAAAGGTACACAGAAACCTTACTACAATCAAGTGCCCGTTAGATATGCTGATATGAGCAGAATGGTTGCACATATACTTAGACAAAACTCTGAGAATATGATTAATAGCACACCGTTTATTGCTTGTTCTATTCAACAGTTAGCAATAGCAAGAGATAGAACACACGAGCCAAACTTTGTTGATAAAAAACAAATTACTGAAAGAAAATACGATAAAGAAACAAACAGTTACAGCACGTTGCCTGGCAACCAATATACTATAGAAAGATATATGCCAGTGCCGTATAATTTAACAATGCAGGTCGATATATGGACTCCTAACACTGATACTAAGATGCAGTTGTTAGAACAGATACTTGTATTGTTTAATCCAACAATTCAAATTCAAGCAAATACAAATCCGTTAGACTGGACTAACATTGTTGAAGTTGAACTTATAGATTTACAGTGGACCAGTAGAACACAGCCTGTTGGAGTAGATGAGCAGATTGATATTGCATCTCTAACATTTACTTTACCTATTTGGTTAAATCCACCAGCAAAAGTTAAAAAACAAGAAATAGTAGAACAAATAGTTGCTGATATAAAACTTGTAGATAACTTGCAAGAGTTAGGATATGATGATGAAATATATGATTTCTTTGGCGATTTAGAAAATGCCGCCAGTGTTATTGTAACTCCAGGCAATTATAGAATTGGGGTGTCAGGAACAGAAGTACAATTACTTTCACAAGACAGTTTATCAATTAAAAAGTGGAATGAAGATTTAATAGATGCGTATGGAAAACTTAGAGATGGCGTTAGTATTTTAAAACTAAGACAATCAAATGACCACGAAGACCATACACAAGACATAATAGGAACTGTTTCAACACATTCATCAGATGCAGATAAACTTACATTTACAATAGACAGCGATACATTACCAGCAACAACACTCGGTGACATAGCAAAAATTATCGACCCACAAGTAAACTATCCAGGAGACGGTACACTTGCTCCTGTGTTTGACGGGCAACGATATCTTATTACTGAAGAAATATCAGCATCAGGATATCCCGATTGGGGTATAGATGCACAAGAAAATGATATAATTCAATACAGTCAATCATCATCTAAATGGACAGTTGTTTTCGATGCTAGTTCATATTCAGGTACGGTACCTGTTACAAAGAACTTAAATACTAACAAACGTTATAAATTTGTGAGTAATCAATGGATATCCGTTTACGAAGGAGAGTACAACCCAGGGTTTTGGAAACTGGTGCTTTAGTAAAAATAGGCGCAGGAGCAGTTTTCATTTCAAAAAGCACAGGGCGATGTCTCTTACAATTAAGAAATAATAGTAATAAAAGAAACAATAACACTTGGGGTCTGTGGGGTGGAATGGTTGACGAAAATGAAACACCGTTGGAATGCCTGCACAGAGAACTTACAGAAGAAATAGCAGAATACCCAGGCATACTAAAATTAAATCCTATAGATGTTTTCAGAAGCAAAGATAAAAAATTTATATATTACAGTTTTGCGTGTATAGTGGAAGACGAATTTATACCTACCCTCAATGAAGAAAGTGCAGGATACTGCTGGGTAGACATTGGCAAGTGGCCCAAACCACTTCATTCAGAAGTTAAAAAAACCTTAGACAAAAGTGGAACAGAAAAACTTAGACTTATTTTGGAGTTAAATGGATAACAACGATAAAATAATTTTAGTTAGTTTACAAAGATCCGGAAGTACAAAGTTATCTGTAATCTTAAATCATACACTTATGACCAAGTATCCATTTTACTTTAACAATTCTTTTTTAAAACCTTTTTATGGAGGTGCTGACAAGTACGGTAAATTTGAATTGCCTACTCTTATAAAAGTTCAAAAAGGATTAGAATGGTTACATCCACAGAAAATGACTAGTAGATTTACATACACTATAAAAGGAGATTTAGTTGACGTTAGGTATGGAGATGAAACCAATTCTGGATTGGCTGAATTACCTACAAGATGCGAGTTTTTAAAGTATTTTGCGATAAATAATATGCACCAACATTACAAACATATAGTGTCAGGATTTCAAGATAGAGAGACATTATCACAATTTAAACAGCAAGGCTATAGATTAATTGGTACATACAGACAAAATAAATGGCATCAATTTTTAAGTTATAACATAGCAAAACACTCAAGATTTATATATTACAAAAACGAAACGTTACAAGAAGTACAGAAACAAATAAGGCTCACAGAAGACGACATAGTGTACTTTAAGGAACATTTAGATAAGTACGATAGTATTAAGGATATACTAGATGAAGAAATTACTTATGAAGAGATTACAACCGACATCGACAAGGTGTCCCACACACTAAACACAGACTTAATCGAGGACGATGATTTTATTGCAAGTCAAAAAATCAATTCCGTTTCTAGAAGTAATTTGTTTGCAAACATAGATGAAGCAAAGGAGTTATTCGATTGGCAGGTAAAATATTAGACTTTAAACTGATTAGGTTTAAAGAAAGTTTAGAAAAGTTTAACAAAACAAATGTTATACCAGACGAATATCTCACGGGTATTTTAAATATAGAAAACTTAAAGGAACATTATTATTCAGACTTGTCAGACGGTTATAAAAAAATATTTGCTAACTTACAGAGAAAACTTACAGGTAAATTAAGAAAAGATAAACATAATTTGCACGAAACATTCTCTGAAGAGTATGCTACTTTGATGCAAAATTTAAGAACTAAAAAAGACATATTTGTATTTCCTTCTCTTATGAAAAAATATAGAAAGGATATTAATCCAGCAAGAGCATTGTACTTTGAAATATCAAATCTAATGTTACATTTTAATAGTGACGATGAAAGACATATTTGGTTACTAGGATTGTTTAAAGAAAATACTTGGAGACAAGAACTTATTCACAGTTGCTTATTAGATGTACAAAACATAGACAGTTTAATATCTAAATATTTCCATCATATGAAAAAAGAAGGTAATGTAAGCCTAGAAATGTTACACATTATAGAAATACGAAAAGACTTAAAAACTTATGTTGGCGTGTTCGATGACTTCTCACACTTTGATTACGGCGACTAATTACTTGTAAAGTTTACGTTGTTCGCCATCGAATAACGGTGTATACATTCTAACAGGAATTTCTTTACCTTTTACTTTAATTTCACCTAAATTACCAAATGCTATATCAGGGCATTGCATATAAGTAAACTCAGAAACAATAATTGGAACATCTTCTGCTCTAGTTTGTGCTTCTAATCTAGCACCTAAGTTTACAGCATCGCCAACAACACTATAATCCATTCTTGCTTCACTGCCCATATTACCTACAATACAAGGACCTGTGTTTACACCTGTGCCAAATTTTACTCTAGGTAAGCCACGTTCTTCCATTTCTTTTTCTAATTCGTCACCTAATAGTTCGATTTCCATTGCTGTTTTAACTGCCAACTCGGCGTGATTATCACAAGGTATTGGAGCATTCCAGAATGCCATAATACAGTCTCCCATATACTTGTCTATTGTTCCGCCGTTAGCAAGTACAATTTTTGTCATCTTATCTAAGAATTCATTTATAAGTTCTACTAATCCTTCTGGATCATCTTCCTTCATATATTTTTCTGATATAGGAGTAAAGCCAACTATGTCAGCAAACATAAAACTCATCTCTTTTCTATCACCGCCTAGTGTCATTAAACTAGGATCTTTTACAATCATATCTACATACTCTGGAGATATATAGTTTCCGAATTGTCCTTTAATTTGTTGTCGTAATTTAAACTGTTCATAGAAATTATTAAATGCTGATTGTGTAAATACCAAAAATGAACTTAGTACTGGAAATGTTGCGTCAAGTAACACCAAACTGCTGGTGTACCTATACACACTAAAGTATGCTATAGCACCCATTATAATTAAAGATATAGGAGCACTTGCCCATATAGGTGCTCTTTTAACTACGAGTGTGATTAACAGCATACTCATTAAAGCAACTAAGACTTCATATAACGCACTCAAATCGCTTCTTTGTATATTTGATCCATCAATAAAATTCTGTAGCATAGCGGCTTGTATGTGCTGTGGATAGAGGTTGCCTCTTGGAGTAGGTACAGGGTTAGCAATACCTTCTGCTGTAACACCTACTATAACAAACTTACCTGCTAAATCTGGTATACTTTCTGCACCCTCATATTCTATTTCTGTAAATTGGTTGTTGAATCTTATATATGCTGTGCCGTCTGGTTGTGTTATAATTGGTTGGTAGCCTTTAACTGTAATTTCTTGTACGCCTATTTCATTTGTTTTGACTATATAACTTTTGTTACCTGTTTTAACTCTCAACATTTCTACAGCAAAAGAGGGATAAATTTTCTCACCCACAGTAATTGCTAATGGGTATGTTCTTGTTTGATTATCTGGTTGTGGTGCAGAAGCATTTACTCCTTTACCGTTACTTGCTGATTCTAATGTATCAACATTAGTAACCAAGTTTGGCCACTTTAACAAATAATCTTTTGCTGGAACTGGCCCTATTGTGCCTGTGCCTATATGAGGTCCAGATGACTTTACGCCTTTTACACTTGGTGTTTGGCTTAGTACATTGTAGTTTACAGGATTACGTCTAGCACCTGGAACGTTCATTACGTTCTGTTTCATCATACCTGAAAAACTTTCATCGCCTTGAAATCTATCTGCTTCTGGAAACATAATAGTCCAGCCTAATACACCACCATTTTTCATAGCAACGTCTACTACCAATTGAGCATAGTATTGTCTTGGGAAAGGGTACTGTCCGTATTTTGCTAAACTTTTTTCGCCAATGTTTATTAATACAACATCATTGCTTTGTACTAATTCATCTAATTGTTGATAACTGTCAAAAACTTGACCACGTAAACTTTGTAATGCTGTGGGATCTATTATTCTTAAACCAAGCAATAATAAAATTGATACTGCAACTGCATACCCACTATATAACCATTTCATATTAATATTTATTGACTTACCCTGCAAATGCACGTTCTAACATAAAGTCTCCATTCTCACCTGTATTGCCTTCTTGCCAATCTAACTCTGAAAAATATTCTCTACATTCTTTGTTCATTTCAGGAGAACCACACGCCATTACTACATCTAAATCTTTTCTAAATGTTCTTTCTAATGTAGGTTCAATGTAATCCCAAAATCTTCCTGGTCTGTCAAAATCTTCTCTGGTTACAGTTGAAATATATCTAAACTTAAACATATTTTGTAGTATTGCTAATCTCGAATTGTATGCCAATTCGTTTTTGGTTCTCACAGTATGAAACAAGTAAACATTTTTAAATTTATTATAAGTTTCTATATCATTAACAATACTCATAAAAGGTGCAAGTCCTGTGCCTGTGCTGAGCATAATTAAGTTAGGCTTTGCGTGTACATAATCAATACATAAACTGCCTGTTGTTTTAGGATTTACTATTACTTCGTCTCCAACTTTTAAATGCTGTAAGCGACTTGTAAGAGGTCCGTCGGGTACCTTTATGCTTAAGAACTCTAAGTAATCTTCATAATTTGTACTTACTATGCTGTATGCTCTAAGTATAGGTCGAGGCTCAACATCTAATCCAATCATAGCAAATTCGCCATTTTTAAATCTAAATGTGTTGCTTCTTGTTGTTTTAAAACTGAATAGCCTATCCGAATAGTGGGTTACTTCAATAACTATTTCTTTATTCATAATGCTATTTAATTTGTTTTAATGTAAGATTGCTGAAAAGCCTGGCAAATTATTTCCTGCCATATGACTTGGTGCGTGATATTGAAATTCATAATCTAAACTTGAAAAAGGTTTTCTACTTACAATAATCTTTCCGTCTGGTGTAATATCTATTTTTGCTAACTCGGCTCTAGCATTTTGTAAGATATTTTTAATCATATTATTGTATTTGTCTTTCTTGTCTATTGTTTTTGCATCTGCTAAAAATCCTGTTCCTAATATATAGGTCATAATGTTTGCACCTGCTGTGCCTTTACTGGCGTCCCAACTAGGCTTTCCTGCTTGTTTGGCTTTGGGTTTTATTTCTGTAAGTCCCATATAAAATTTGTGGTCTGCTGGCATTCCTCGAGGTTTGTAGTTTTCTGCTTGGTCATCATTACCTGACATACTTATAGGGTATACTGCTTTTAAAAAGTCGCCATAATCATTAAACGTTTCGGAATACTCTATTAAATCTTGAAAGGTAAATGAATCTTTGCCTATTACTAACGACATTGATTTGTGTTCAGGCGTGTCTGCTTGTTCACTACCTGCAATAATTTTATCAACATTTTTTCCTTCTGTGTCAACAAATGCTCTAAAAAACTTATGTACTCTTTCGTCGTCGGCATCCATTTCAATAGTGCCGGCTTCTGCTTCATCTCTAAACTTATCCATATATTCTTTAATTGCTTTAAAACTTGTACCACTACCACTAGCACTTTTAACACTCACAGGCATACCTGCAATAATTACATCTGCTAACATTTCATTACCTGGAGGGAAGTCTATACTTTCTGAGTCTTGTGCTAACATTAAGGGAGTAAGTATCTCTCCAAAATCAACACCTGTTTGCCTAACGTCATTGGGATCAATTAATTGCATAACACCTTCATCAACTTCTGTTTGTTCCTCTAATGCGACTTCTACTAGTTGTAACAAGAATTCTAGTAATGCCTCATCTTGAATTAATGTTGGAAGATTTGTTTTTAAATAATTACCTAACTCTTTTTTGTTTAAACTTTTGCCTGCTAGTCCTAAGTTTTTTGGTGTAAGTGATTTTATACCAACTTTAGAATTTTGCCTAAGAGCAACAAGTCCAATAAGTTCTTGTCCTGCTAAATCTAAATCTTCAAAATCAACAGGGAAAGTAATTTTAAAAGATTGAGAATACATACCACTCAATGCTGGTGCATCATCAAAATTTATACCAATGCCTTGTTCAGTAAACAACCTAACAATCTCTTCTGCATTGTTGTTGATTCTGATGTGTCTTATTTTACTAACTCTTGCAACTGACGGTGCTCTTGCTTCTAACCCTAATTTAACAAAAAAAGCCTGTGCTTTATTATAGACTTTAGTCTCAGGTGTTGCCGCTTCTTGTACTAGTTCATCAAATTGCATAACTGTATTTATCGTTTATTACAAGTGTCTTTGGCTTGATTAAGTAACCTAAAGTTATTTGCAACTACTATAGAATATAACATATTAGTATCGTTTAGTTCCTCTGGTGACACAGTTTTATAATAATCGTTATACAATAAGCCAGGCAGAAG